GACACGGCGTTCTGACCCACGATAGAGATGTTTTCACCCATAAGCTGCGCACCCCAGACAATTGGTGCACCTACGTACTGGAGCGAATACAGGGCAGCGTCAGTCCACACCAAAACTTCTTGCCGTGACTGAGTGGCCGTAATGATTTCGGAGCCACGAGATAAGCGCAAGAAACCTGCTTGGTTGGTTGATGCGGGTGTCCAGTTGTAGGGGTCTTCTTGGTCAGACCAGCGAATCAACATTGGGTCAACTGTGGCTGTGCCGTAATCGTTGCAACCAAACGCAAACACAAAACGGCTGATGTCAGACACCAACAAGTAGTTCTGCTGGATTGGTACGTCTGTTGCGCTTCCAAAGTCAGACAACATATATGCGTTTGACAAGATGCGCACGGTGCCTACAGCCGCAACGGTAACTATGATGAGTGCCCCTGTAGGGGTTGCTGAAATGTTAAACGAAGAACCCGACACGTTGCGTACGTAGTAAACCTTACCGGGGGTGATGCCCACAGGCAAGGTAGAACCAGAGTCGGGTGCAAAACGCAGAGGCGTACCGTTAGCGTATTCGGCGGCAGCAGTGATGACTGTGGGGTTAGCTACCGTAGCAGAGAACGTAATTGAGGTGTATCCAGAGGTGGCATCCCAGTAGTAGATTGCGCCTTCTCGGGGGCCAAAGATTAAATCCTCACCGTAGTTCTGTTGACTCCACAAACGAATGGCGTCCGTAGATGCTTCGCCAATACCCCATGCGCCAGCACCCCAAGGGCCAGCACCCCACCCAACCAACGGCACTACGTAGGCAGGGCCAACATTGATTTGATACAGCGCATACACAGTACCGCCACCTGCCGCCACATTTGACGTAGCGTTTGCGCTTGCCGTGATGGTGTATGTAGTGGCTCCAGTGACCGTAATTTGGTACTGGCCAAAGATGGTTAAACCACCCACGGCTGTACCGCCGTAGAACGACACATAGTCACCATCAATGTAACCGCCATTGGCATCAGTCACCTGCACAATGGGGGAACCGACGTAAGTTCGAAACGGATTGGTCAAGGTGACCTGATTACGGAAGGGGGTGATGTCGTTGTAGATGCCGCCTGCTGCAAGATAAAACTTCAGGTTGGTGCCCACACCAATCAAGTTAATACCACCAAGGGTTACCCAGTTCCACAAGGAACGGCAGATGCCCAGAAAAGTGGATGCGGAGATACGTGCCCAGCCGCCGATCTTCTCGGGCGTGCCTTGACGAAAGCGAATCTTCTCGCTCTCGTACCAGCCTCCCTCGTTGGTGTATCGCGTGTTTTCGCGGTTCACCCCGGCTTTGAGCAGTATCTTCTTTAGTGGCATATCAGGTCACCCGTGTCCATTCAGGCTTTGTTGTCCCACGGCTAAAGTGCGGGCAATCTACCAACTTTCTACCATTTCCTCCCCATGAATTCAAGGGGTGCAACGACTCCCAGTATGCACCCAACGGAACAAGAACGGCCTTGTTGCCCACAAGTTTGCCATCTTTAAAAATGTTGAAGTCCACCGCAAGGCGCTTCAGGTGCAGTGAATCCATGGTCTGGCTACGGCCAGTTTTCATGTAAATTTCTTGCTGTTCGGGGGTTCGATACAGTTCACCAGCGGTGAGTGTGAAGCCCTGCTCAGTGGCAAACTGCACCAGTTTGCACATGTCAAGGAGAAACGCGGCTTGGTCTGTGACGAGGCTCATCCTTTTCTCCCCTTCATCTCAGCAAGTTTTTCAATGGTGCGGCCACCGAAGTAGGCACCCATGATCAGCATACCCCACTGCCCAAGCAAGGACACGTAGGATTCGTTGGCGTTGTAGCCAAAGGCCGACATCATGGCAAATGTGGAATACGCCACCAAGATAAAGATCAGACTCATGGGGCGAATGTTTTTAGACAGCCGGGAGTCAGACGACATATCCGCTTTCCAGCGGTCAGAGACGTTGTTGTTTTCATTCTGGATCGCGTTGGCAAAGGCTTGCAACTCGTCGATGCCGAGTTTTTTTTCCTCAATACGTAGGCGCAGGAGTTCCTCCTCGTGATCCATTTCGTACTGTTTGAGCTTCAGGGTGTCTTCAGCCGACAGCGGCTGATCGAGCTTTACGCCCGTCTTTTCCTCTACCCAGTCTTTGCCCTTGGCCATTACGGCGTTGCCGATAAGGCTGAGCCCTTGCGACAACAGCGGTGCAAGAAGTGCAGGAATCATTTTTTGCTCCCGAGTTTTTCATTGATGACCGCAATGTCTTGGCGGTTGTGCATGATGTCGTCACGGTTCTTTTGGATTTCTTTTTCCAAGTCCTGACGCAGTTTCTCACGCGCAAGTTCTGCACCGGTGTTGGTGGCTTGCTTGTTGTCTGAAGTCACTACAAGGCTGATCTTGTTGTTCAGAATGGTGACTTCGTGACTGAGGGAATTGAGCGCCGACATGAGATAGGTCACGCACGCAAACATAATTGGGAGGATAGCAAACGCAATCTTCTCGATGAACTCGTGTTTGGCTTTGGACTCATCCGACATGTCGGCCTCTCTTACATGACGCCACCGAACATCGGAGGCAGTGTTGTTACTTGGATGTTGACGCTCTGCTTCAACTCCAGCGGTTTGCCGCAATCGGAGCAAGTGTCGGCGGCAAGTTCCACCACATCCAAGTCGTAACCACAGTGGAGACACACGGACTCCACCTCGTGGGCTGCTTCTATCGTGCCGTCAGGCAACGTCTGAGGGGGCTTTTGAAACTTCATCAGGGCTACTCAGTTGTGGCTGGACAGCTTGCTGGATAGCGCCGACCAGTTGGTGTACTTCCTGAAATGGTTTGGTGCCAAGGTATTGAAACACGGCATTGATCAGATCAAGGGGAAGGACGACAGTTTTTTGCTCGTTCATACGAACTCCATTTTTGCAACCGCTGAGATGGGGCAGCGGCGAGACCCCATACAATTATGCCGTAGGAATGGATGTTTGTGGTGCCCAAGGCAGTGGCGGTGTGATAACAGGCGGGTTGATCAGGTTGTTGATTTGTCCTTGTACTCCAGCCTCGACATCAGCCTTGTTCAATCCGCTTGCCCAGACCCAGCCCAGCACTTGGTCTTGGGTCAAGTCGGCGTAGGGAGTGAACGAGCCTTCGGGCATAGGGAACGATGCTGAACCGCTGATGCCCGAGTTGTATGTCTCTTGAGAACCGCTACACAGCCACTCAGCGGTAATTACAACATCAGTATATGAACCCTCTGTGGGTTTGCACTGCATCCATTGAATTGACCAAGCGAATGTACTCATGCGTTACTCCAAGGTGCGTCTATGGACTTGATCACGGGTTCTGCTCTTTCAATTTCTTGCTCAATCATCGACTGCAACCCAAACTTCAATGCGTCAATTTCTTCTTGGCCTTGATGCTCAATGACCCATGCAAGAACTTGATCTTGGGTGAGGTCTTCAAATGCCGTGAAGCTGTTGAAATCAGGATCGGCAAACTCAATTGGTTTGAATGAGTTGCGAGTCTGACCCATGTGCTCACACACAATTTCAAACCTGACGCTCTTGACGATGTTTTGCGCCTGATCGGTTGAGCTAACTTTAAAGTCGCTGAGTTTGTATTTGAATGATGCTGTCATAGGTTTCTCCATTAAGTACCAGCAAGGTATTGAACATACACTGTGTATGCATTAGCGCCAGCAGTGCGTTGAACCGTTAAAATACCACTGCCCCCATTAAGCGTGACCGTATAGCTGTTAGGACTACTGGTAAACTCAGTAAAACTCTGTGCTATGCCTTGACCAACAGCCCAAGTGCCATTTCCCGGATTTAACAAAGTCCAGCCGTAAGCAACACCCCCACCACCATTTGGGAAAAAGGGAAGCGATGAGAGTCCATTTTGACGAATATGAATAACTCCCATCGTATTTTGCACTGACGAAACATTGTGGGAACTGCTGTCGTTGTAAGTTGCACTGGTAACAATTTGCAATCCTGCCGATCCGCTGGAAGCAAGCGATGGATCAGCGTAGGAGCCATAAGTTGCAACGAGCCTGCCTTCGGCTTCAATGGTGACACGATCAACGCCTCCAGAACCGTTTGCCGTCCCAAAAACTAACTTTCCAGTTGCGGTAGTTGTACTGCTTGCGGTTGTAGAAGAATATATATATGCCGTTTGATTTAATGTGGTAGTGCTTGCACCACAACCAAAAATGATTAAGCCAGTTATTTCCCCAGACGCTGTTGCCGAACTTCCTATTTGAAACTCTGATCTTGTGCCAGAATTAGTTCCTGTGCTAAAAAGCGTCAAAATTTTGGCAGATGCTGAGCCAACTGTGTTGAACTTTAAGGGGTTGGTTGTACCAATACCCACATTGCCGCCACTTGGATTAAGCAACAATGGGAATTGAAAACTGTTTGCCGCATTAGCCGCTTGTAATGCGAATCCATAAGGAGAACTTGATGTTTGTTGCATCAACAAACCAGCACCAAGAGAAAACAAATCACCAAATGCGCCAGCGGCATTTGCTCTTGTAATTGTGTTGTTTGCTGATTTATTTACATCTAATTTGGCGGTAGGCACAACATCAATGCCAAAATTACCGCTGGTGTCAAATGTTGCAACCGTAGCATTATTGGTTCGCACAAGTAATGGCTTATTTGCATAAGCTGCCAAATAAACATTGGTTGCATCAGCCGCAAAATATGCCTGAGCCACACCGCCTATAGAAACTTCATAAGCGGCGTTTCCAGATGCCGTATTAAGCGTTATTGCCTTATTCCACGATAAAAGATTGGCAGAAGTTCCACCAACAACCAAGTTACCGCTTGCATCAACAGTCGTTCTAACTGTGCCAGCGGTGTAAGTTTTTACGGTGTTTGGGTTGACAGCGGCACTGCCGCCAAAAGCCACAATGCCTGATGTAAGTGCGCCAGAAGTGCCAGCGGATACCTCAACAATACTGTCGTCCAAGTATTGACCAATGTACGCTGTTCCGCTATTTGTATCTCCGGTTGTAAGCCGTCCAGCGGTCAAACCAGCACTAATTGTTAATCCAGCGGCGGCTGATGGTAATGTCCCACCATAGACTGCAAACTTCGCGCCGTAAGTAAGGCTTGTACCAATGCCCAAGGTGTTGGAAGTGGTAAGCCACATTGCGGCAGTATTGCCTGTACCAAACTTAACGGGATAACCGTCAAGCGTCATAATGTTCAAGCCATTGGTCAGGCCGCTGGTAAACACACCACCACTGTTTGCCTCAAGCATTCCGTTGGTCGTGTAACCTGTGCTACGAGCGCCAAATGATGCGTACCCAGAAAATGCCGCCGTAACGTCAGAATTGAAGTAAGCAGTAGCGGCAGTTCCTGTGCTGACGTTTCTGTTAACGATGTATGTGCCAGAATTACTATTTGTTGAATTGGTTAATTGAAGCCCGGTGTATGTAAGGTTGGCGGAATCAGTTAACAATCCACCCGTAGAAACGTAAGGAACACGACCCGAAGTCAAGCCAGAAACAGTCAGCGACGGGGTAATAACAGAGGTCCCAAAATAACCTGTACGAGGACGAGTTGCGCCAGACGCACCAATGTCGTAAGTGTTGTCGGTGAAGATCAGGTTGCTGGTGATCGTGCTGTTGATGGTCAGCGTGTCGGTCGACGCATCGCCAACGGTCACGTTGCCATTTAGGTTTACGCCACCGGTCAAGGTCAACGTGCCGCCAACTGTCAGGTTGCGAGACAAGAACAGGTCGCGGGGGCGGTTAGCTCCCGTAGCGCCAATGTCGTACGTAGCGTCAGTAAACAACAGGTTGCTGCTCACGAGCGCAGCAACAGACAGTGTATTGGCAGAGGTAGCGCCCAGTGTGGTGTTACCAGACGAATACAGCTTGCTGATTGACACAGAACCCGTGCCGTTGGGAGTCAACGTGATGTTGCCGTTGATACCTTGGGCAATCTGAATCGTGCCAGAGTTTGTGCCGTCGTTGGTGGTCAGGTTTAAGCTACCCGTACCGTTGGTGGTCAACGTAGTATCAGTGTTTGAGTCACCCATCTGCACGCGATCAGCAGACAAAATTACATCACCTGTACCGTTAGGGGTCAGGGTGATGTTGCCGTTCACGCCGTTGGCGATCACAACAGTGCCGCTGTTTACGCCTGCATTGGTAGACAGGGTGAGGTCAGCAGTGCCACCGGTGGTTACCGTCAGAGCGCCTGCGCCATTAGATGTCAGGGTGGCTGCGGCAGCAGCGTCACCAACACGCACTGTGTCAGCGTCCAGTTGAACGTCGCCTGTACCGTTGGGGGCAATCACCACGTTGCCGTTGGTGTCGGTTGAGGACAGGGTGTTGCCATCAAGGCGCAGGTTATCTACGTTGATGATGGTGGCCGCAGTTGTTGAGCCAATCGACACACCGTCAATCGTGCCACCAGCAATCGCCACCAGCGCCATTGTTGCAGTGCCGTCAATCCACAAACTTCTCCATGAGTTTGCAGCAGAGCCTAAATCGCGGGCGTTGTCAGTCGAGGGCACCAGATCAGAAGCAAACCGTGCCGTAGCGGTGATAGTGTCTGATGTGGCGTTACCCAGCGTGGTGTTGCCATCGATTGTGGCGTTACCGCCTACGGTTAGATTGCCAGTGATGTTGCCGTTGACAATGGTCGTCACACAGGAGTTGACGTTTGTGGCATCACAGAACAAGAACGCAGTATCACCGGCAGCGACTGCTACACCTGTACCAGCGGAGGTCTTCAAGGTAACAGCAAAGGACGTGTTGTTCTGCAACACGTAGAGCTTGGCTGCGGCTGGGCAAATAATATTAGCAGCAGCAGTCGGAGCGCCACCACCGGTAGCTGCGACCAACATGGCGCAACGTGACTCAGAGGTCGTACCGTTGGCTGTGGTCAGGGTGTGAGCGTTACCAGTCCAAGTATTGATTGTCGAGAGGCCAGCAATGGCCTGCTCAATCATCGAAGTGATGTTGTCATTGACAGTATCACCCCATGTACCAGAAAGCTCCCCAGTGACGGGAAGCGCCAATTTCAACGTTGGTGTGTATTGTGTGGTCATCTGCTTACCCTTTTATGTGACAACTTGTTGCCAGCCCGCAATTTGCGTATCACTCACGGCAGTCCAACCGGACACCTGAGTATCATTGATATTTTGCCAGTTTGCTGACTGTCCGTCATCTATCTGGCCCCAAACATTTACTTGTCCTATCTCTCCAGTGGCAGAAACCCCAGTTACCACAGCAGTTGCGCCTGCCGCAACCGTCACAGTCCCAACCTCCATCGTGCCAGAAACGCCCGTAACGGAGACAACAATCGACAAGGCGAAGGATACCTGACCTATTGCGCCAGTGGCTTCTACGCCCGTCGGGAAAATATCGGCTGTACCGGTGGCAACTACCGTGCCAAGTTCACCGGTGGCGGACACGCCTGTGGCGTAAACAATGGCTTCACCAACAATGGTGACGGTACCCACCTCGCCGGTAGCAGACACGCCCGTGGGAAATACGTTGGCTGTGCCAGTAACAGTTACAGTGCCAAGCTGCGTTGTGCCATCTACCCCTGTGACTTGCACAATGGCGTCTGCCTGCACCGCCACAGTACCCACTTGGCCCGTGGCTTCCAACCCGGAAGGGTACACATTGGCGTCTGCCGTTACATCTACCGCCCCAACAAACCCAGTTGCTTCTACGCCCGTGACCTGTACAACGGCCTCGGCCACTACTGTGACCGTGCCAATTGCGCCCGTGGCGCTGACCCCATCTACAAATACTTCAGTTAGGTTTTCTCCCCACGAGCCTCTACTCCATGGGCCAGAACCCCAGCCTACGTATTCGATAGACGAAGCCACCTATTCACCGTCAGGCGATGCGCAAGATCGCGTTGGTTGCGTCTGCGGCAGGGAACTGAATGGTGAAGTTGCCAGCAGTTGAAGTCTTATCGCCACCAAAGTCCAGCACAGCAACCGCAGGGTTGGTTGTGCCGTTGGCCAAGTAGATCAACGCGCCACGCGCAGTGATCGTAGCCGTAGTCCATGTGGTGTCCGCAAAGTCAAGGAACGCTGTGGTGCCCGTAGACGTGGGTACTTGACTGACCGTTAAGATGTTGCCACCCGCAGAGTAGCCGGTGCCAGAGACTTCGTTAGATGTGCTGTATGCGGTTGTAGCTGCGCTCAGCGTAGCCGCTGACGTAAACAACGCGATTTTAAAAACTTGAGTTGTGCCTGTACCAAAATTAAAATTTGCATTGAGGATGCCAACTTTGAACGAGGTGCACATTGCTTGTGTGATTGCCATTTCTTACTCCTTAACTTACTGGATTGCGGACTTGAACAGTACGATACGTGTCTGTACGTAACTTACCATCACCCAAATTCTTCAAGAGGCCAATTGCCTGAACATACAGTTGTTGATACTGACCCACCAAGTCTTGCTCACCCTTCATGAAGCGAATAGCCTCAACCAGTGCGCCGTTCAGAAGAGCAGAATCAAACTCAGTGCCTAACCACGTAGTGCCCGCTGTGACAATGGACTCTGGGTAGTAGCCGTAGTGCAACTCGGCACTGTACGCCTGATCAGGTGTGGGGCCAACAATAAACGCAGAAGCATCAAAGATGGCGTAATACTTGGGGATTGTGCGCGTGGCGGTTACATCCCGTGGGTAGGCTTCACGAATGAAGTTCACATCCTTGTCAACCAAGTAGTGGTACTCACCACTGGATTCAATCACGGCCAACGAGTACACATAAAGGAAGTCAGACGGAATCTGGAGATACTTGTTACCAGTCGTCATTGCTCCTGTTACGTTCTTGCGAATAGCAGGAATCTGCACCGTGTTGTAAATCTTCTGCTCAGCCTGTTCGGTGAACATAGCCAACTCCTGCGCAGAAAACTCGTTCTCGCAGATGTTCTCAATGTTGGTGCACAACTCGGTGTAGTTCATGCGTTACCTCTTAGGCCATTGGGCCGCGAGCCATTACGCCTTTGGTGGCTGCGCCAGTACCGCGAATTTTAATGCCGCTGGTTTTTGGGCCAGCATCATCACGCTTGTAGATGGTTCCAACAGACATGTTCACAGTATCAGCTTTGCTGTGATCTGGGCCACTGCCGGGGTTGCTTGACATCTTGACAGGCTTACCCTTCATTGTGTGCGGCTCAGCGTAAACGCTGGCAGCGCCAACTTCTTTACCCATCATTTTCTTGCTGTATGTAGCCATGATTAACCTCGCTTTTGTGCTGCAATTTTTGCCAAGCCACGGCCCATCGACTTCATATCGGTGTTAGATTTGCCGCCACCTTTACCCGTACCGCCAGTTTGGATGCCAACCGCAGGGCCACTGTTACCAAGGTTTTTACCTTCGGTCTTGCCTTTTTTAGCGATGCCATCAGCAGATTTTGTATACGCCATTTTGAACTCCTTATGTGATCACAACCGTTACTGTACCAACTTGTCCGATTCCCACCAAGTTATTTGGTGTGAGTTCAGAATCAAAATTACGGGACATTCCTACTGGAGCCCAGCCCCATTGGATGTTCCGACTACCTTCACCAATCGACCCAGTTGCGGTCGTACCCGACTGGTAGTACGTATTATCCTTACGTGGGTTCCGCAATGCTTGCGGATCGTCCACCGGATACATACCCAGTTGCAACTGCGGCTGGTCAGGTTCCCAACAAGATTTGCAGACCAATATGTTGACCTGCTTTGTCTTGATGATCAGTTCGCGCAACTCACGCAAACGGAATTGAAATCCGCAACGGTCGCAGATTGCAATCGCAATCTTGCCGGAGGCAAAACGGTTACCCATTAGCCACCCCCAATGTAGGAGCGACGCGGCACAAACCGAATCGCAGCCTTTTCTCTATCCTCTCCTGCTGCCAAGTCAAACTGTTCGTCGTATGCGGCTTTTAACATTGGGATGCGTGGCGCAAGTTCAGGCACCTTCATGGCAATGTGATAGGCCAAGCCAGCCGCTACGCAAGGCAAAAAGCGGAAATTCATGTCTGCGGTCTCAACACCCGCCCCAGCATCCTGAATACGGCGCATACGCCAGTAGGCAAGCTGGTAGTAGGGTTCGGCTGCGGTGCCCTGATCTGGGGTTGGCCAGACGGTTACAGCAGGCACTTGGGGCCAATAAACTGGGGCTCCAGCGGTATGCGCGGCAGGGAAGGTGTCTTGTTGGCCACGGCCACAGTTAGAGAGCGTTCCTTGCGTGCTGCCCACAACAGTCGTGATGTAGCCGTAGCTGATGACTTCACTGTCCAGACGGATGAAACCCGCCGCTGGCAACGCCGTCACGTCACTTAGGGTAATCGTAGTGGCAGTTGCGGTAATGGTAGAGGACAACAGGCCAGCAGTTAGGCTTTCTTGGCCCGACATACGCTGAATCCAGATTTGGATTGGGCGTGCCTGCTGTAACTTGTTTGGGATCGTTGCGTACGTAGAGACACTGATTCGCGTGATTGAGAGGTCAGCCTGCGTAGACACATTGCCCGCGCCCGTACGGATGACATGTTCCAACAGGTCAATTGTGTCGTTTGGCAGCGCGTAAGTGTTAACACCTTGCACAAGGTTAATAGTCCCCTGATCAATCGTCCACATGTTGATGCCACGGTTCTGCCACTCGATGGTCATCAGGTTCATTGAACGACGTGCAGTGCGTAGGTCATAGCCCGTACGCATCTCGCGGCCAGCACGCTCCCACGACTCCTCTGCAATCTCAGTGAATTCGAGGTTGAAGATGGATGTGCCTGAAGTGCTCATTACCTGTGCCTCGCTGTTTTCTTTGCAATTGTTTTAGGTTGCGCTACGAATTGTTTACCGGCGGCTTTTCCTGCTCGCTTGGCTTTGGTCGTCGCAGCGTACTCAGCAGGGCTGAGACTTTTAATCGCAGCTTCTGGAAGGTATCTTTCACCAGTGTCAGAAGATTTTTTACCACTCTTGGTTCTCCATTTTTGGTCACCCCAATTTTTAAGGGATTGCTGCGGGGCTTTCATGTCAATCCCTGTACCCGCCACCGGCGGCTTTGTACTTCTTAGCCACAAGCTGCGCTTTGCGGGCTGACCACTGACCTGCCCCCGTGCCTTGAGTTGCTGCGGCTTTTACCTGAGACACGATTCGCTTGCGCAAACTGGGTTTGGTGTAATTACCTGCGGCATTGACCTTACCACCTTCAGCGTACTCAAGGAAGTCCGTATCATCGCGGCGCTGGCGCACCTGCCCATCCTCGGTGAAGTCCGTGTTGTCACGGCGTTTCTTCACCTTGGCTTTGGGCATTTTATCTGGGTTGATGATCCCCATACCGCGACTTGCTCTCATGATTAGCAGGCGTAGCCGCCGCCCTTCATGGCAATCATGGTGCCTTTGGTCTTGCCTTTTTTGGCAATGCCGTCAGCGCGACGGGATGCAGAGCCTACAGAGCCACCCTTTTTAAAGGCAGGGGCGGGCATCACAGACTCATCAGGCGGTGCGCTGCGGGGCTTAGGAGCCACTGGCATCATTGGCTTTTTGAGCATGGGTTTTTTCATGGCCATAGGGGGTTTTGGCATGGGCTTTTTCATGGGCGCAGATGCCCCGTCAATGTCTTGTGGTACCGGCATGCCCTCACGAAACATACCGCCGTCGGCAAATTTACGTTTTTTCATTAGCACTTCCCGCCTTTCTTCATTGCAATTTGAGTGCCTTTGGTTTTGCCTTTTGTGGCAATACCATCAGCGGCTTTGCGGTACACAGCGCCGCCCTTTGCCAGCTTAGTCATGGGTTGACCCTTGTGCAAACGGCCTTCGTGTTTGTTCACGGCCTTCTGCATCATGCCTTTATCTTGCTTCATGTCTGCTTTAGCCATGCCACCTTTGTTCAGAAAGGCGGGCACTTTTTTGCCGTCCTTCATTTTCATAGGCATGCCACCGTCTGCGTATCCGCCCATATTCATCTTTTTCATGTCACCACCTTTTGAAAATTTGCGACCTTTATCGGCCTCGTTAAAGTCTTTACCCACGGACTGTGGGACTCCTGCTTTCTTAGCAAACGATGGCGAGTTAGCTATCGCAGCCATGAAATTGTGTTGTTTTTTACTCGTGCTGGGCATAGTTGCCTTTTAGATTGTCAATCTTGCGTTCGATGCGATCAAACCTGTCGAGCAACTGTTGCATGTCTGCACGAAACTCGGAACGAGTGATATGGTCACGAGCAACTTCTTCACGAGTACGGTTCAGCAAAATACTGAGCCTGTCCAACTCGTCAAATTTACCTTTGAGCAAAAAACCCATGACTGCAACGATTGCACTCAGGGCGGCGTTCCACAACATCATTTCCATATCAGCACTTCCATCTTGCAAGTGAAGCTGCTTTACGAGTGGGCTTACCCTTCTCGTCTTTCATTGGCCCCGGCATACCACTCATGCGTGCGCAGAACGAGTCCTTGCGCTTGCCACCCTGCGGTTGCGGAGCTTTGAGGTTGCTGCCGGTTGCAGCGTTGTACTTGGCACGGCCTTTGGCAGTCAGACCCGCTCCCTTGGAAGCAGGCAGCTTTTCACCACGACCAATAGCAAGGGATGGGCCTTTATTTTTAGCCATAGAACACCGTGATTTTTGATGCTGTGGGCAAAGTTACGTGTATATCAGTTAGATACAACACTCCCTCACCCGGCACTAAAACAGAAAACGCAGATTGGTTGGTAGACAAATTAAACTGAAGGCGAACTGTGCCGGAAGCGCCGCCATCCCTAAGAATAATGTCTCCCGCAGTACCGCCGGGCGTGACAATCAGACCTTTAAGTCTGTTGCGTCCCGACACCACCGTGCCTGTAGTTTCTTTGTGAACCGCCAGTACGTCATATTGCATGCCCATAATCAATCTCCTTCAGAACAGGGGCCGAAGCCCCTTGGGTTGATTAAGCAGACGCTGGGAACTGCGAACCGTTAGAGTCAGCAACCGTGTAGACGATGGTGTACTGCACCGTACCAGCAGTAACAGCGGCCACAGTGGGAGTCATTGTGGCAATCACTTTAACGTCCGTTGCGCCAATACCAATCCCGCTGGGGGATGCAGTAGAGGCTGCGCCGCACCATGCGCCTAATTTGGCGGCTGCGTTGCTGATAGCCGCACGGCCAGCAGTAGTCACATCTGTAGCGGCCCAGTACAGGGCTGCGGTAGTGCCATCTCCAATGCTGACGTTGGCGGCAGTGGAGCCGGTAAACGCAACAATGGTGTCAATGTTGATGTCAAGGATTTGAGCGCCAGCAGGCAACACGCAGATGGTGTCAGTAGTCGCAGAAGCGGCTTGGCCTGTGTAGTTCTTCTTGAAGGTCTGAGAAACGACGGTTGCGCCGCAGTTTTCAATAGTACCGACAGTGGTGCCAGTTGTGTTGCGGACAGTGCCAAGCAGCCAAGGGCCAAGGTGAGTTGCGAATCCCATGATATTTCCTTACATACAAGTGAAGTGCATCAATCGGTATGTCGTCTGCCGGGACAGTTTGATGCACCGGAATTCCCGGAGTGATTCAAATATACACCAAATAACAAAAAAGAAAAGCCCCCGAAGGAGCTTTTCTTTACGCCGTTTAAGCGCCGGGGGAACCGAAGATACCCAGAGGGTCGGAAACACCGAAGCTGTAACGCTCGCGGGCCTTGTAACGGCTGTTGCCGGTATCAAAGTCAGCGTCCATGCCATTTTGCAATGGGCTACGGACAAAGTGCTTTAAGCCATTAGGCACGTCAGTCATCAGGAACCATGCGTTGGTATCTGTCAAGTAGTGATTGACACAATAACCTTCGCGGATGGAACTGTTGTTCTTGAGCGCGTTAATGTCGTTGTCGGTGGTGCCGACGCGGAGTTCGGTTTCCAACAGACGGGTTGCAACGAATTGCAACGTTGGGGGCACGACCAGCTTCTTAGGCTGAGCAGCGATCAACAGGCCACGTTCGTCTGTCCAACCAGCGATCTGAATGACAGCGGCTTCCAAAGAAGTCTCATTCAAGTCGGCAGCGACAGTAGGACGATTGCTGTTGGTACCACCAGACACCAGAGGGTGGGCTGTCGAGCACAGAACTTGACCGTCACCGTAGGTGGGGCCGCCAGTAAAGGCAGTGTTCAAGATCGAAGCAGCTTTAACTTGCTTGGTGTAAGCCATGGCGCGAGCCAAAGCCTTGGTGTATCGAGCGGACAACGAGTCATACAAGTTGTCTTCGATAGCCTCTTCGGTCAGAGAGAAACCCATCGCAATGGTTTCGTGCACGTAACGTGCAGTCCACGCTTCTTGCGCGTTGTCGTACGCCAATGCAGAACCTTCATTCTTCACTGGAGCGGCACTGAAGCCAGACAACTTGGTTTCTTCTTCAAAAGAACGCTCAGAGGTTTCGGTCTCGAAAATCTCTTTGTGCTCTTCGCCGTACTTTTTGTACTCCAAACCAAACAAGGCGTTTAGGCCGGGGAGCAGTTCTTTAAGTAGTTGTGCGCGTGAAATAGCCATGATTTAGCTCCTTATACACCGGTTGAGTTGTTGTACTGGTGCATAGTTGCATTTATCTTGACGATAAACTCAACAAATGTATCAGAGCCTGTTGCTGTCTCACGAACCACATCAATGATGCGGATAGGCAGCGTATTGGTAGTAGCTTGAGTGCCTTCATCAATAGCCACTGCTGAGTTACCAGTGGTGGTAGAGCCAGCGTTTTGAATCAAAGCAATGTTATTACCAATAGCAGAAATGCCCATTCCAGCCACAGTTGTGCTTGAAGAACAAGAGACTACTTGGAACAGCGTATCAGGATCATCAGCGACCACAGCGAAGATTTTTGTCCCCGAAGCAATTGCTTGGCTGGCTGGATAGTACTGTTGTTGTTGGACTTGACCAGTTGACTGGTTAGTAAACTGAACGCCCAAAAACACACCGCAAGGCGTGGCAGTTGTGGTGCCAGTGTCCTTTTCGATAGTGCCATCAGAAATACGTTTAACCAAATCGCCGTAGAAAATGCTGGTGGCATAGCCACTTGCAATTTGCATCAAGCGGGTTGCACCCGCAAACACCTGTCCACCAATTAGGTTTACAGGTTTTAGCCCGTAGGGGGCGTCTACCGTGGGATAAGCCATTTGTGACTCCAAAAAAGTTAAGTTCCATTACCAAAACGAGACACCGTAGTTTTGCGTTCGTTGTAGAGCGGCATACGGGGGTCGTTTTCGCGCATGAGATTGTTGTCAACTGATTTCATCTGTGACGACGCTTGGTTGTTAAACCAATTGTTGCGGTCATGGACAAACTCAGTGGGGGTTTTGCATAGCATCAGACCACCAATCACGATATTGTCTTTGAAGCGTTCGTTTTCAACGCCAGCAACGAAAATTTCGGGGTGATCGGCAGCCTTAACGGGCTCCCAGCCTTCTTGTAGTTTCAAAGACACATTCATGGCATCGGCTTCGCCGCGAGTGCTGATGCGAACCCAATGGAATTCATAGCCATCCTCCGGGAAAGGAGTTGGCAAGGTTTCGGGTCGAGACCACGATTTCTTGCGGGCCGTTTTTTCACGGGTTTCCAGTTCACGATTAAGTCTGTTCTCAGCCATTTTGTTTCCTCAATTCTATAGCAACCTGTTTGGCGTATTCGTTTAGTGGCACTCCGAGCCTGTTAGCCAGAGCAACCTGTGTACGGGAGAGAGTGATCTTTTTAGGGGCCACACTTCGAGTAGCAGATGCAACGACTGTCGTCTTGCGACGACGCTCTTCGGTCACCTCCTCGTGGTCATCATCGTCCTCAAAGGACTCTGGGAACACTTGGCGCATACGAGAGTTGATTTTCTCGTAGTAATCGTCAGATCGCGGGTTGACGCCCTGTTTGACCAGTTTTTGGTGCAACCCCAGCGCAAAACTGGTCATCTCATCGTCTTCTCCGAACCATTTATTGGCTTTTTGCCAATCTACGGCGCGGTCATCAACAGACTGTGCTGGGGCGGTTGTTTGCGTTTGTACATCATACTCGTCTTCTTGTAAAGTGGGAAGTTTTAGGTTGTTTACTCGCTCAACCTTCATTTTTGCAGTAGTCAGTGCCTCTTGAGCCTCGACCACGGCGTCCGCTTCCCCAGACTCGTAGGCTTTCTTGTACTGGGCTTTGGCCTCGTCATGCTCGGCAGCGGCCATCTTTTTGGCCGATTCCAGCATCGCTTCTTGGTTCTTGGAGACAGTGCCCTTGAGCTTTTTGTTCTCCTCAGCGATCTGTTGCGCATAACGCAACGCTTCCTCACGTTCTTTGGCGGCAGATTCTGCTGCACGCCGCTGGTCGTGATAGCCCTTGCTAAAGTGTTGCAGGCGCTTGCGCACCTTTTCGGAATACTCGTCCATTTCCTCTTCGGAAAGCTCCATAGGAGCCTTAGAACGCTTCTTCCCTTGATCTTCTTCGGGGCGGTCATCAACCACCTCAATGTCAAAATCGTCTTCCTTGGCTTTCGCCTTGGCCTTTTCGCGCTTGGCTTCTTCATCCGCAGCGCGTCCTTCGACTTTCAGCGCAAAGCTGCCGTCGCTATTTTCCACAAAGTCTGTTTTATCCGACACCTTATCGGGGTCGGGAAACTCAAACTCCACCTTTTGTATAGCCATGTTCTACTCCTTATGCACGCGATATGCCACGCGGGTCGGCTACGACAGCCTCAATTGAGTCGTCGTTCATGATCCGATACTCTACACCATTCACACTGACACGAGTGCCAGAATATGAGGGGAATACCACATAGTCACCTACCTTGCACCAAGGGCCATTTGGGAAACGGCTCTTGTCAGAGTAGGCTTGATCGCCCATGTCGAGCACAAGGCCCACAGTAGACATGATGCGTTCTTCACGCATCGTTTGCTTTGCCTTGAGGATGCCCATTTCTCCAAGGGTTTCCTCAATTTGCGGTAAAGCAATCAGCAACCGATACCCAACAGGCTTTGGAAGCTGGGCTTCCACTTCTTCGTCAGTTACGGCGGTTTCGACTTGATCAGTCATTGTCTTCTTCTTCCATTTGAGAACGCGAAAGGTCTTTCGTGGTTTGGGTAGCAAGCTGGAGACCCCGAATCCTGCCTACTACTTCCCGATATTCAGCAAAGTCTTTAGCTCCACCGTTTATCAAGAACTGGGTTGAGGAAGCTATATCTTCCTCGTGTTTCATAACGAGCACGTCAAAGACGGATTTGGCCATGGATTACTCCTTCTTCCCTTGGGGTTTCGGTGTGGCTAACACCTTGAGTGCATCAAGTTTTAGACGTTGCTGAGCTTGGGATTCTTGTGCCTTGACACGATTGGCCTCCTTGTCGGCCTCGATCTTGACGCGCTCTTTCTCCATAACGAGTTTTGCTGCGGCAATCTCTGCGTCGGTCTGGTCTTTCTGGGCCTTGCGGGTGACCTCCATCTCCTGCACCTTGACCTTGGCCTGCTCCAACTGGAACAGGGGGTCTGCGGCTTGCTGCTGGGCTTGTGTCTGCGCGGCTTGCTGCTGGTGCTGCTGGGCCAACTGCTTGCCACCATCGGCAATGAGCTTGGACAACTGAACTTCCACGTCTTCTGGCAACTGCTCGTCTGGCGGTGGCAAGGTGACACCGAGGCGTTCCTCCATCTGTTTGCGGTAGCTGAAACCCAAGTGCTCGGCAATGTGTGCCTGCAACGAAGCCATGATCTGCTGGGCTTGTGGGTTCTGGCCAATGGTCTGCGCAATCATCGGGTCTTGCATAAACGACGTGTGGGTCGCAATGTGTGCCTCGTGATCTTGGTAGATAAACGCTTTCATCGGTTTGCCCACCAACGCTGACATGTTCTCAGACACTGGGTCACGTGGCTTCTGATCCTCGCTCGTTGGCACAATCTTGTCGGCGTTCTTGATGCCCAGCACCTCAATCATCTGACGGTGTAGATATGGCAAGTCATAAATCTGCGGGGCAGACTGAGACATCTGAAACACAGCCTGATACTGCACCACGCGCTGAGCCATCGTGCTGCTGTTGGGGTCGCTGACAGGGATGACATCCACCATTGCGTAGTCAGACTTGCGGGCCTTGGCCAGACCCGTCTCAGGCTGGTAGCCGTATTCCTCGGGTGCTTCTTCTGCAATGATCTTCTTTAAGAGCTTGAACTCTTGCTTCATCGCATAGTGCACACGGGCTTGCACAGCCGCCATGGGCTTGAGGGTGCGCTCCAGCAATGCCAGCGTGGTGCCCACAGGTGCGTTTGCGCTCATGTCCGACACGTTCATGTCGCTGATTGCGCCAAGGCGACGGCCTTCTTCAGTAATCCGTTGGAGGAGGGCCAGAAGTGTTTGCGATGGCTCCTTGTACGGGAGCATCATGATGTTGTCTTTGATCGAGCCGCTGGGCACGTCCACGTCGCGGAACTCACCGGGGTTGATCGGTGTGTCGTCACCCTTGACACGCAGGCCACGGGCCTTCAGACCACCCGGCAGGTTTGACAATGTGCCAGCATCAACAAGTTGACGAATGATTGAGGTGCCTGCGCGGGCGTAGCCGCCAATGATGTGGATGAGTCCCAGACCATAGAAGCCAAAGCCGGGCACATATACATAGTGCACGAAGTGGTCATCCTTCAAACGCAGCGGGTCTTCTTCTTCCCAGTTGCGACGCACAGAAAGAACTTCTCCTGTGCCACGGTCAATAGTCACCACGTAGGGCTTGGGTAAGTCATCTTCCTCGTCATCTACGCCGTCAATCAGCATGTCAACGCTGATCTCCAACAGTGTGTATCGCTCGTCATTCTGGATTGTGTAGCCGCCTTCTTCAGCCTTTTTCTTTTCCACGTCTGTGGGGAACGACTGGGGGTCACCAAGGTCAACCTCACGGTAGAACCCGCTGGCCATCAGCTTGTCCATCTCGTTCTTGGTTTTGCGCATCACGTGGGTGACACGCTCGGCCTGCTCAATGTGTGACGCACCGTAGGGCACTACAACATCTTCTGCTGGGAGGTAGATAGAGACTTGACGGCCAAGCAGCGGGTCAAAGTACACCTTCTTAAACGCGCTACCTGCCAGACCCAAGCTGTACAGCATGCGCTCATGCTCAGGCCGGTACTCGATCATGCGCTCTGTCAACTGATAGTTCATGTCGTTCTTGACGCGCTCAGCGGCTTCTTCCTTCTCCTTTGTGGTCTTGCCAAGAATCTTTGTCTTGACAGGGCCAGCGGCAGGGAATGTCTCGCTCATGGTCTCAGCTTGGAACCGGATTGCCGCCTCGGCCAACACTGTGGAATACACGCCACAGGCGTCGTCCCACGGCTCGGTGCGCTCCTCATACTTGAAGCCCAGCACCTCCAGACCCTTGACGAATGTGTCGGCCCAGTCTTTGCGGGCCACCATGTCGGCCTCAAACAACTCAATCAGGTCACTGGACAGGGTGTGCAGCACGCCCTCATCAACGTGTTCTGCAAGGTTGCACTCAAAGTCAGTCTCGTCCTTCTCATCCGTGGCCTCGCCCATGATGATCTCAGCGCCGCCGTCGGGCAACATGTTGACCGTGGACTCCTCGTCCATCGTGACCTCAATACTGTCACCCAAGCTCTCCAGCCCTTGTGGCGCGGAGTACAAGCTCTTGCCCATCGAATCTGTTGCCATGATCTATCCTTAGTAGTACCCGCCCTTGCGGGATTTGAAATATCGAATCTCATCCGGCTCATCAGAAGGCAATCGGATGAAGCCCCCTTGGCGAAACCGCATCAGTGCCATTACTGTCGAGTCCACCAAGTCATCGTTACTCATGAATGGAAAACCTGCAATCTCCTCCACGACCTCTTCGGCCCAGCGAGTGTCAGGCACCCAACACAGACCAGAGCGCACGATGTCTGCCACAGAGTTTAACCGTGCCAGCTTATCTCCGCTACCTCTGTGTGGGGTGAACTCCCCTACAGGAATGCCGGTGCGCCGCATCTCTTGGTAGAGCTGCGTGCCTGCGGATTTCTTCTCCACGATGAACGCATCTGGCTCCCACTCTTTGTACTCAGAATACGCGAGTTCTTTTAACTCTGGGAACTCCAGACGCTTCTTGATTGAGTTCAGCAGGATGATGTTGTGGCACCCCTCCTCGTCGTTCATGAACACGCCCCAAGTTGTCAGGGCGGTAAAGTCAGCGCGGTTGTGGCTCTCAGCCGCCGCGTCCAAACTCATGATCACGTACTCACACACCGGTGGGTCTTCTTTCTCCCAGAGCTTCCACCAGTCGCGCTTGACAACTGACGCTTCTTCTGCGGTGGGATTTTGCTGGTACTGCGCGTTCCATTGGAACGTAGGCATTGACGCCTTGGTGCGCAGCAGTGCTTTCATGTCAAAGAACTCTGGCCACAACGGCTTTTGCACAATGCTGCCGTCTGTCTGCTCCGTGTCTACGATGGCTGGAAACTCAATCACCTCGTACTGATCAGAGCCCTCGTTGGCCCGCATGTCGTTGGTGACGCGCCCAGTCAGGTCGTTTTGGTGCCAGCGTGTTTGAACAATGGCAACCCGTCCGCCCGGCATAAGACGAGTACGAGCACCGTATGTGAACCACTCGTATGCTTTATCAAACACGTCAAAGTTGCCGTTGATGATGTCTTGCTCGTTATGAGGATCGTCAACAAGAAGCAAATCAGCGCCACGACCAGCCAAAGCAGAACCGACACCACAAGCAAAATACTCTCCACCTGCGCCGGTGCTCCATCGACCCGCACTCTTGGAATCCGACGCAAGACCGACGTTGGGGAAGATAAGTTTGTAGGCATCTGAGTCAATGATGTTCCTGACCTTGCGGCCAAAGTCCACGGCAAGGTCTGTGGTGTGGGAGACCATCAGCACCTTCTTATTAGGGTATTTCCCAAGAAACCAAGCTGGGAAATAAATAGACACCATTTGCGACTTGCCATGACGTGGTGGCATGTTCACGCACACACGGTCTTTGTTTCCCGCAGCAATGTCCATGAGCAAGTTGGCCAACCTGCGGTGGTGCTTGCCCACCTTGTAGTCTGGCTGCATGTGCTTGCAAAACTCAACCAGATCATCAAAACACGCCTTGGCCGTCTTGCGGCTGTCAATGGTGTCTGCAATCTTCTCAATTTCGGCCTGTTCCTCGGGGGAATAAGCGTCAATGTTGTCCAGCATCAGCCGGATTTCTTCCTCTGTAAAGTCGTCTGCACTGAGGGAAGTGCTCTCAGTCATCAAAACTCTCGATTTCCGACTCAAATACAGCCGGTTTTTGCACGTTTTCTGCAATTTCTTGTGAAATTTCGGGTTTGAGGCCCATTTCTGCATCCACGTCGATGACATCCCCACCAATTTCAACCGCATCGGTGGGCAGATCGGGTCTGTGAATCAATCTTTGGAGCTTGGCACGCAGTCGGGCCTTCAATTCGTCCGTTGACTGGTGCGTGATTGTCACTTCTGACCTGTCTGTGAACAGCCCCACGTCCGAATGCTTGCCCAAAAGCTCCAGTGCACGGATTCTGATGCGCGGGTCGGGGTTCTGGGACTCTTCCAGCAACCGGTTTGTCACCATGTGACGCACCTCAATGGCATGTGTGACCACAGCCCTGCCATATTCGTCCAAATACGACCGAATGTTCAGAAGGGAAGCAGGCGTCAGTGATGACGCACGTGCATGTGATACTGCGTTGCTGGTGTTGTGGGGGCTGTTGGCGTACGCCGTGGTGATTGCAGCCGCAGCTTGTGCATCTTCCTCGTTGGGTTCTTGCACCTCCAGTCCATGTTCCTCTAATAGAAGGATGGAACGGCAGGCGGCCTCAGCCCTTTCTCGCAAGTCGAGGTATGGAATGTCTGGGATGATCTCCACCCCGAATTCTGGCATGAGTTCAATTGTCATTGTGCGCAAGTCCGTGTAGACCGATGGTGTTGGTGTGGGTTTGGTTTTCATGGGTTTACCATTCTCCCGAACGGCGCAGACATAGCCCTGCACCCGGCGTGTACCTTTGTCTATCGTCCTTGTACACCAACGCGCACAGTGTAGTGTATTTTTTCAAAGGATGTCAAACTTCCCTATGGGGGGTGTTCTACATAAACGCAGAGTTAACGCTACGTAGGTATCCTAAAAGATGTTATGGGGGGTAGTCCTATGTAACCCGCCAAGACGTACCGGTGTGTTATGTATAAACAAGATATAGTTTAATCTCTATATAGGGTTAGGGAAAATTTTTATGGGGTATAGGCACTTTTTGAAGGTGGGGGGTATTTGCGCGGAATAGTATACCTACGCAGCCACAGGGACTCCTAACCACACAGTGGGGGGTGGCGTACGGGTGGGTCAGTCATAGGGCCAAATCCGATTCGGTGTGATGTTATACGCGGTATAACAACTATCGGATTCTATCTAATCGTGCCTATTCCTTGACAATCACACTATACGCTGTTACAGTTCAGTCATCGGTTCAGACAACGCTTTGATTGTCTGCCGATTAACCCTTGAAAGGGGATTGTATGTCTACATTGAAATTGTCTGCTGAGACCATCAGCACTGTGGTGGAAACTCTGAAGGCTGACACGGCTGTGCAGAAACGCTGGTTGAAAGCGGCTGACGCTATGCGTGCTGAAGGTGTGACGTCTGAGACGTTGGACAACGACAAGGAATATCGAGACGCATTCAAGCGTGACGTTATCCTGCTGTCCTTCACCAAGACGGAGCAGGCCATCATGGCCAAGCCTACAACCTCACTTAGTGAGGAGGAGAAGGTCACCAAGCGTTGGATTATTCAGCAGACTGGTGCCAAACTGGTGAAGGTCACCAGTCACGTTCGCAAGGCTGAGCAGGAGGAAATGCTCACGGATGACGAACGTGGTGCAAAGAAGGTCAGCGACATGGCCACACGGCTGAAGCGTGATCTGACGGCATGGATTGACAAGGTGGAGAAGGCTGAAGCGGTGACGTTCTCAGCCACTGAGATGGTGAAATATCTGAAGTCTGCTTCAGCACTGATCAAGTAATTGATCAACCCCAAACCCCTGATCGAAAGGTCAGGGGTTTTTTTTTCGTCTAAATTTTTTCGATGTTATCCGCCGTATAACAACTGATACCAGTTCCTGAAGCGGCGACGAGCACGATAGCCAGCGGCACGCCACGCGCCCGATCCGTGAGCCTGAAGCTCATGACCACACACAAACAACTCACCACGTGATACCCCACGCACCCGAATCGCTTGATTTTTTCCACCGTGTTATCTGCCGTATAACACCCGAAACCAGTTCCTAAAGCGGCGGCGAGTACCAACTGTTCGTTTTTGGCTTTGTTCTATTGTTCGTTTTTAGATGTTGTTCTACTGTTCGTTTTAATTAGTTTTACATTGTTCGATTCACTCAAATGGCTAACATGTTTTTTGTAACGGCTAATGTTCGTTTTTACCCCCTAATGTTCCGCAATGTTCCTGCAATGTTCGTTTTCGTAAGAACATTATAAAACTGCATTGGATGTCAATTGATGCACTGATATGAGAGACAGAATAAAATATCTTGTTTATTAGATAATAAGATAATAGATAGATAGATAGTTTGTTTGTAATGTTCTTTTTTAGGAAAAGAGTCCGAAGGTATAAATTGTCCAGCCAGCTTTTTTGCCCAAGAATTTAAAAAGTTGCGACGTGTTCCAAAAAGGTCGGGGTATGTTTAAAAACACGGTACTTCCAGAACATCGTGGTACATCAAGGACTTGCATAGCTACATTACAAGAACATTTACCTTTCTAAAGAACACTTCACAATACCTAATAACACACCACAATCAAGCACCAAACACTTGACTTAGACAGTTCATTATGTTATACTATAGTCTGTTGGTTGATAAAGTGTTCTGAGGGTTCAAAACCACCAACAATGTTATACGCCGTATAACAACTTATCAGGAGATACATCACATGGCAAAGCCCCGTCGTACCCCCGACCGTGAACACCACGCCCATCAACTTGTTTGCACCTCATGCTACGCACAGCGCGTGGCCCCGATGCGTTCTCGCCTCGGCTACACCACATGCCTCGATTGCGGTGAGACTGCCGCCAAAAAGGTCAAGCACACAGTTGCGCCCATGAACAAGTCAAACTACATGCTGTTCACCGATGCGACCCTGCTCAAACAACTTAACCCCAAGCGCACTACGTGACGCTAACAACCAAGGAGATAGAAGATGAACGTATTTATTGACCTCAACAAAGTTTTCACAGAAGCCATGAAACACATGCAAGAACCGAACGACCTGCGCTGGTCTATTGGTATGGCACTTCAAGAACTGTATGGGGATGAGTGGGTGTATGAACTTCAACGAGCTATGACTTACGAGTTTGAAAAGGGGCAGACCAAATGAAACGACTCATCACACTTCTCGCCCAAGCCGTTCTTGGTGCGGCGTTCGTTGCGTTTATTGCGTTCATGCTCATCGAGTGGGCATCGGGGTGCGGTGAACACTACGTGGACTCCAAGGGCGTGACGCACATCAACGAGTGCACATTCACAACACAAAAGAAAGGTACAAACTGATATAAAACACCACAAAACACTTGACTTAGATACTTTGACGTGATACAATAGACCCATCGACTCGGAGATCGCCTTGTCGGTAAACAAACCAAACCAAGTTATACGCCGTATAACAAACAAAGGAAACGAAGATGACAAACTCAATGACGGGCACCACGGTGCCATCCATCTCAACAGCGGCAATGCTCGTTGAATTATCCATCGGCACATGGACTGGCCGCAAACTCGACAAACGTGCATCGCAGGATGTCACGTCACAGAACAACGCCGACAAGGGCGTGGCCAACGTGCACAAGAAACTTCTCGGCGACTGCGCCGAATTGGATGCGGTGCAGAAGTTCACAGCCAATGCACGTAACGTGCACTACGCTTGCACCATGCCGTGGTCTGACACAGGTCTGCGCTTGTTGCCAACGACCCAGTATTTTAAATACCATGCAGAGATGACCTCACTGCAAAGTGAGTACCAACGGCTTGTGCAAGCGTTCTTGGATGCGTACTCATGGGAGATACAGAACAGCCAACTCAAACTGGGCGCACTGTTCAACGCTGACGAGTACCCGACCGCTGACTCGCTGACCTCGAAGTTTCGGTTCAAGATGAATTACATGCCGCTCCCCGACTCAAACGACTGGCGCGTGTCCATCGGTGACGAGACCGAGCAAGCATTGCGTTCTCAGTACGAGGGTTACTACGCGACCCAACTCCAAGCGGCCATGGGTGACGTGTGGCGCAGAGCGCACGATGCGCTGACAAAGATGTCAGAGCGCCTCGATTACGCTGACGACATGACCCGCAAGGTGTTCAGAGATTCACTCGTGTCAAACGTGACGGACATCATCGAGTTACTCGGTGCATGCAACGTGACAGGCGACCCCGTGATGATGGCGGCACAGCGCGACTTGGACGAAGCCATGCGTGGTATCACACCTGATGCCCTGCGTGAAGACCCCTACCTCCGCGCTGAGACTCGCCGCAAGGTCAACGAGGTTCGCAAGACCATCGACAACCTGCCAAGCCTCGGCTTCTAAGTTATACGCCGTATAACAACTCAACCCCAACCTAAACCTCAACAGGAAAATTTATCATGGCTAACCAAGCAATCGCAATGTACTCTCTCGGCCTCGACCAAATCGAGACTGCCATCCGTATCGGTGGTAACAAGCGCACCATCCTCGTGCAAGGTCACATGGGCACAGGCAAATCATCCCTGCTCAAGACCTTGGGCAAAGCCCTGCCGAATCACATCATGTGCTACTTTGACTGCACCACAAAAGACCTCGGGGACATCACCATCCCTCAGTTGCAAACCATTGACGATCAAGGGTACGTACGTTACGTGACCAACGAAGAACTCGGTCTGCACTTGGGCAAGGACATCATCTTGATGGTGGACGAGTACGGCAAGGCCAACCCTGCCGTGAAGAACGCGATGCTCCGGCTCTTGCTCGAAGGCAAGATGGGTGGTTACACGTTAACAGACAAGTCTATTAGATTTGCCACGACCAACCTCGGTGCCGAAGGTGTGGGCGATCTGCTCCCTCCCCATGCACGTAACCGCATGACTGTGGTCACAGCGCGTAAGCCGTCTAACATGGAATGGATTGAGTGGGGTGTCAACAACGGTGTCGATCACACATTGCTCGGATGGTGCAAGGACAACCCTCAGTTGTTCCACTCGTTCGAGGATGTCAAAGACCCCGAACAGAATCCGTACATCTATCACCCCAAGCAACAGCGCACAGCGTTCGTGACACCACGTTCACTCGAAGCCGCATCTGATTGGCTCAAGGGCCGCGATGGTGTAGACGATCAAACTATGACAGCTTTACTCATGGGCACTATTGGTGAACGCGGTGCCATGGACTTGATGGCGTTCGTCAAACTCGCCGATCAGTTGCCAAGCCTTGAGTCAATCAAGAAAGACCCGATGAACGCCAAGGTGCCTGACAGCGCGGCGGCGGTGTGCATGGTGGTGTATCGCTCGTTGTCTGTGATGGAACGCGATTGGGTGGACGCATGGATGGACTACATGGTGCGCCTTGACAAAGAAGCACAGGGTATGTTTGCCAACGGTGTGCGCAACCCGAAGTATGCCAAGCAGTCTGTGGTCATGACCAACAAGAAGTTCACGGCATGGGCTATGGCTAACAACTACATGTTTGCCGCTGACAAGAAATAAGGAGAAACAAAATGTTAATGATTGGAAAACAATTGACTGCTGAACAACGCCTGAGCAAAGCGGTGGTGGACATCATGGGCTCACCCAAGTATGTCGCCCTCGCGGGTGTACTCATGATCGGCTCACGTACTGTGGACGATACGACAAAAACCGCATGTACCAACGGACGCGATGAGAAGTATGGACGTGCGTTCATCGAGACTCTGAGCGATGCGGAGTTGCGGTTCCTCGTGTTGCACGAGTGCTATCACAAGCTGTACAAGCATCTGATCACGTGGCGTCACCTCTACGATGACAACGCACAGCTTGCGAACATGGCATGCGACTACGTGATCAACATCAAGTTGACTGACGACAACAGGGATGGGTTCGCCGTCATGCCCAAGGTTGGACTGCTCGATACCCAGTATCGTGACATGGACAGCGCACAGGTGTACAGGTTACTTAAAGATGACGATGACGAATCCGGTGGCGGAGGTGGCGGCTCGGGCAATGGCGATGGCACGTCAGGAACTGGTCTCGATGAACACGACTGGGATGGCGCTGGCAAGCTGACCGACGAAGAAGGCAAACAACTGGCGCGTGATCTCGACGAAGCAATCCGTCAAGGCGCACTGGCCGCTGGCAAGTTAGGCAGTGGAGGGGAACGTATGTTCGAGGACTTGTTGCAGACCAAGATCGACTGGCGCGAAGCACTGCGCGAGTTCATCTCCACAACATGTCAGGGCAACGACTACTCCACGTGGCGGCGGCCCAACCGCAGGTTTGTGTCGTCAGGCTATTACATGCCATCGGGTGTGAGCGAACAGGTGGGCGAGTTGGTGATCGCCATCGACACATCGGGTTCTATCGGTGGTCAGGAGTTGGCCAAGTTCTTGGGCGAAGTCAAGGGTATCTGTGATCAGGTGCGACCTGACGTAGTACGGCTCTTGTACTGGGACACCGAGGTGTGTGCTGACGAGAAGTACGTGGGTGCCGAGGTGGAGAACATCATCGGCTCGACCAAGCCCGAGGGTGGTGGGGGTACGACCGTGGAGTGTGTGCCTGAGTACATGACAGCGCATGGCGTCAAGCCGCAAGCTGTGGTGGTGTTGACTGACGGCTATCTTGGTGGCTCGTGGGGTCAGTGGGCATGCCCTGTGCTGTGGTGCATCGTGGGTAATGCGGGTGCTCGACCTGATGTCGGCAAGTATGTACACGTGGAGGACTGAGATGAGTAATGAAATGAAACCGTGCCCATTCTGTGGTGGGCACGAAGTAGAAATACGTGAACGCAACTCGACAACGGGTGTGTTCTCTGTATCGGTACTGCACTGGTGCAAAGATGGGGGCAAGCCTGTGCTTAAACCTATCGAGTGCATGGGGCGTACACGTGACGAAGCAGTGCGTTTGTGGAACAGACGCGCTTAACCAAACCTAAACCTAAAAGGAAACGAAGATGAGATTCGATACATTCAATCAAGTGGTGGCATGGTACGACATGATCAAACCAACGGTCAGCAAGAACCACACACTGCAAGATGACATACGGCCTATCGGTAACCGCAAGCGCAAGTGGGAGCGCATCCGCAAGGTGGACGAGAACACCTACGTGTTGCTCGATGGCTTCTACTGCTCGACTCTGTTTGCCGCAGGGAACAATCCCGAGGCCGACTTGTACGAACAAGACATGGCACCCATCATGTGGAAACGCGAGGAAGATGGGGACTACATCTACGTACGCAATGGCAAGACAGACAACATGCTGTACTGCCGGTATAACTTCTTACAAGCACACCTGCCTACCAACATGCGCTTTGGCTACAACCAACAAGGTAGGCATTGGGTACGTGCACAGACAGTTAATGGGTACGAGGATTTCCCTTTGCCCAAGACCGCGCACCAGTACGACTCCACTACGAAAGAGCGTGGTGTGGATGACGGCAAGCGCCTAAAGTTTCGGGTCAACGAGGACGGCACGTTCACACGTGTTGGTGAAGCATTCAAAGTGGAGAAAACAACTGTGGACAAAGAACTCAAGAAGCAATGGAAGACAAAGATCGAAGCGTTCTACACACAAGCGGCGGCGTTGGCACCCATGCTCGACACCACGTGGAACGGACGCCATGAGTACCGCACTGTCATCACCGAGTGGTGCAAAGAGAACGGCTTGAATGTCCCGCAACACGGCGGCATCAACCAAATGCCAACCACACTGGTGCGACAGATCGTGGAGCAAGCCGACCATCCCCTGCGCATCCCCCTGATGGCGTTGGTCATTGATGACATCGGTGGCAAGCGTGTCATTGAAACGAAGGACGACCTGATGAAGATCAGGTCAGCATACAACCGCCTGATGAACAAAGCATTGGGCATGTACGAAACGAAGGAGGTGTGAGATGGCCAAGTCAATACTGACAGCACCACAAATAACGAAAGAAGCATTGAGCATTCTTGAGAAAGAGATGTACAACGCTACGCCGTATTGCCTTGTGCAAGTCACACTGAAAGATGGCAGTACGGAGGAAATCATCATCAAAATCAACCCGCGTGTTATCCACGATATAGGCACAGAACTAAAGGGGGGTCGAGCGTTGACTTTGGACAATGAGGATAGCGGCATCCTTGTGATGGCCGATCAGATCAAGCACATCACCATAATGAAAGTAACGAAGGAGCAATCATGAGTTTTGATCACGCACGAGTAGATGATATAGAGCGTAAGACCAAAGATGTCTTGGCCCGTCTATCCACGACTGTTAATACTGTGAACGAGGGCGACCCGCCCATTCACATGGTGGACGGTATCCCTGTGGAACCTGCGTTGGCGCAGTTCTGTGCTGAGATACGCAAGGTCAACCGCCATGTGAAGTTTGGCGTGGCTAAGCGCAGTAAGCACAGCTTTAACGGTAAGTTCAGCGAACTCCATGCGTACATGGATGGGCATACCTACGCCATGATGAAGATTGGGTACGGTGACTACTCTACCAAGGGGGGTGGTGATGACAAGTACATGGTGTATGCACGGATGATCAACAACGAGAAGTTCCGTGAGGACAGCGATCAGTATCACATGGCAACAGCCGAGGGTATCGAACGCGCCATCAAGAACGTGAAGAAGTACATGCGCCCCTACTCGCCAGTTGAGTGCGCTACGATGTCCTTTGACTCAGTGCGCAATAAGTTCTCATCGGTTGTGCAGGGCGTGTCGTCCGAGTTGTACCACGCACGAAACCATGTGCTTGAATCAGCGCACCTGCGCAATGAGTTGTTCCACATGCTTGATGTGGGCTACGAGTTCTTGTCCGAGGAGTTCCGCGAGAAGATTGCTGTATGGCGTGAGAAGTACAACGAAGATCAAGTCTCTCGTGGTCGTGCCCTACACGCTTACTACGTGAATGTCCGTATACACCGCGAAGAGATGGTGTGTGATGTCATCGAGGTATTGGATGCCAACAAGCGTTCACGTATGGATACCCACATGCCCGTGGTGACATACAAGATGGAGGACTTGCCCGAGGGTGTCGCGGGTAACCTCGCCGCTCTGAGTATGGTGGACGATGATCACTACGTGGATGGCGTAGGCTTACGTGTGGACAGCGCAACCTTTTGGGTGCAGAGATGAGCACATTGAAATACAAAGCAACTGAGCGGTACAGCCTTGGTTGGACTGACCCACGGGGGGTGTATTCCAACGACAGTTGGCAAACAGTCGAGCCGCCTGACGAGACAGTGCGTAGGATACTGGGTGGGGACATACGCCCCGAAGATCAATACGTTGCGATCAGGACGGTGATGCAGTATGACATCCAACATGCAAGCGCAGGGCGACTGCCTGAGATGCTGACAAGTGAATCAATGCACGATGACAACATATACCGTGTGAGTGTCTTTCCCGATGGGATAGATATTATATGTTTCGGGTTATCGAGTATTGACTCAGACATCAACGGCCACTATGATCGGTCGGACGATCTACCTAACTGGGTAAAGGAACGTCTTGCCGTGTTAATGATTACGAATGGTATACCGCCAACACAAGAAGTGGCGGGTGTCGGGCGTCGAATATCAAGTCATGTCTATTGGGTGTACGCACCCGAGACCACATCTTGATGCGTTGGTACGTGCGCTTCACGTACCTAACTTTAAAAGGAAACGAAGATGAGAAAAAAACCAAGCGCATCACAGCGCATTCGCTCACTGATTGATAGCGGCTACAACAACAAAGCCATTATCGAAAAGTTAAAGTGCAAGCCGCAAGCTGTGTACAACATCCGATATCAAATCAACAAGGCACGTGGCCTTGGCTCGATTGGTGAACTGCCCAACCCTGTTGACGGCATTGGTGCGCCCCCCAAGCGTACGCGCAAGATCAGAGCGGGAACTGGCATCGTTAACGTGCCTAAAGTGGGGGACAACGTAGGTGGGTTGGTTCTAACCGAAATGAATGATGGGGCTTTGCGATGGATGCCCCCTCCACTTGTACCCATGCCCGAGCCCGTGCCCCCCGTCACCATGGTCGAGAAGCCTACCCTGTGGCAACGAGTCAAGGGGTGGTTCCGTGGCTGATACGCCCGAGGTCAAAGTCAAGAAGAAGGTTGTGGCAGTTCTCAAGGAACATCGCGCTTACTTCTTCTACCCCGTCACTGGCGGGTATGGCGGCAGTGGGGTGCCTGACATTGTTGGGTGCTACCACGGCAAGTTCTTTGGCATCGAGTGCAAGGCTGGCAAGAACAAGCCAACACCGTTGCAACAAAAGAACTTAGACAGCATCAAAGCTATGGGTGGTATTGCGATGGTGGTCAACGAGGACAACATCGAGGATGTGCACATCATGATGCAAGGCATTGAAAGGAATGACTGGTAATGCGCAAGCGTAGCAAGTACCGACCCAAGGGGGTAATCATGAATCCGATGGCATACCTGATCGAAGGCATGACCCCTGTGGCGAGGCATGACAACTTCTTGATTGACCTGAAGATCAAGAACCACATGGCCATGGCCAACCTGACGCAAGGCAAGGCAACACGTGAGGACATGGACACGCTGATACCCATGGCCAACTTTGTGGAAGCGTTGTACCGCATGGGGTTTGGGCGTGACTATGCAACAGAGGTGAGTACGGGGCTTGATGCTCTACATGCAGTGGGTAAGCGCGGTGCACCGATAGGCCGCTTCATCCTACGCTCGGAGGAGATGAGAGCCCTGAACACGCTGATGGAACTGCACGATGCACAGATGGACGTGATCACGGTCAAAGACATGGAACGTGCATTCAAGATCGTGGACGATGAATATAAACAGCGCAGGATGCGCCCTATTGTGGAGAGAAACCATGACAGATGATGAAAGAAACCTTGACCTTATGGTCGCTGAATTAGAAAGTGAAAACAGATTGATGAGGGCACGTAATGAACGATTGCAACAAGAACTCGACCGAGCACTTGATGACAACGCACGATTCAAAGTCACACTGGAACGCATCATTGCCGTATCCAAGTTGGCCTTTCGGGACGGTGTGCCCGAAAGAGTTGGCGAAGTGGGGACGCAAGCACAAGATACAAACATTGGATGAATACGAGGAGGCATTAATATGAACGCAGATGACATGCAAGCAGGTGGCGACCATTACAAAACTATGGAGGTACAACCATGGCATGTGATGGCGTCAGTGTTGACCCGAGAGGAATTCATTGGGTTTCTCAAAGGCAACATCATTAAGTACAGCATGAGGCAGGGCAAGAAGGACAGCCCTGATGCTGACAAGTGCAGACACTACATGCTGAAGTTGAATGAAGTGTTAGAAAACTCTTAACAACATAACAGGAGAAACGAAGATGACAGAAGAAGCAACACTACGCCACAACTGGCGCAACGTAATAGAGACCGAGGGTGGGTACTGCCCCGTGTGTGATCGGTGGGGCAAGATCAACAAGGTCAAGCTGACTGGCGGCATGGCGCGTTCACTGGCATGGCTTGTGAGCATGTCAGCGGGGGCAGAGAACGGATGGGTCAACACACGTGACAACGTGCCACTGTTCATGTTGCGCTCAAACTCTATCGGGCACCTCAAGCATTGGGGCTTGGTGCAAGCACGTGAGCCCGAATCATCCAAGGTCAGGACAAGTGGCATTTGGAGAGCCACGTTAGATGGGCACGACTTTGTGCATGACCGACTGGTTGTGCCTACACATGTTTTTGTGTACAACGATGCCGTGGTGCGGCAGGGCACTGAGTTGGTGGGCATTGCGGATTGCTTCACCGAAGAATTTGATTACCGCGAAGTGATGAATTCGTATTTCCCAACAACACAGGTGCAAGATGGACTTAATAACGATTGACTTTGAAACGTACTACGACCGCGACTACTCGCTGTCGAAAATCACAACGGAAGAATACATACGCTCTGACATGTTTGAAGTCATCGGCGTAGGTGTGAAGATTAACAACCAAGAAACGGAGTGGGCAAGTGGAACAAATAAACAAATCGGAGAGTGGCTTCAGAGCAATTTTGAATGGGAGCGGGGGTTTGTCTTGGCGCACAACACCCTTTTTGACGGGGCTATCCTGTCTTGGCGTTTCGGTATTAATCCTCGGGGTTGGCTTGACACTCTGTGCATGGGCCGTGCCCTTCACGGCGTGGAAGTTGGGGGTTCGCTTAAAGCTCTTACTGAGCGGTATGGGCTCGGGGAAAAAGGAACCGAAGTCGTTAACGCCCTCGGCAAAAGACGACTGAACTTCAGCGACGACGAACTCGCACGGTACGGTGACTACTGCATCAACGATGTAGAACTCACCCACAAACTCTTTACCATCTTGGTAAAGGATTTTCCCAAGCAAGAACTGCGTGTGATTGATCAGACCCTGCGCATGTTCATCGACCCCATACTCGAACTGGACGGCGACATGTTGCAACAACACCTCATCGGCATCAAGCAGATGAAGGAAGACCTGCTGACATCCTCGGGTGTGGACAAGGCTGAACTGATGAGCAATGAGAAGTTTGCTGAACTGCTCCGCTCGTTTGGTGTAGAGCCCCCGATGAAGACAAGCCCCGCCACGGGTAAGCAGACCTATGCGTTTGCCAAGAGTGACGAGGAGTTCAAAGCCCTTGCTGACCATGAAGATGTCAGGGTGCAGACACTTGTCGCCGCCCGCTTGGGCACCAAGTCAACGCTTGAAGAGACCCGCACCCAACGGTTCATTGACATCTCCAAGCGTGGCAAGTTGCCTGTACCGATTCGTTACTACGCCGCACACACTGGACGGTTCGGTGGGGACGACAAGATCAACATGCAGAACTTGCCAAGCCGTGGCGACAACGGCAACAAGCTCAAGAAGGCGATCATTGCGCCCGAGGGCTACACCATCATTGACGCTGACTCTGCACAGATCGAAGCGCGGGTGCTGGCGTGGCTGTCGGAACAGAATGACTTGGTAACAGCTTTTGCTGAGGGTAAGGACGTGTACAAGAAGATGGCCTCGGCTATCTACGGCAAGCCCGAGTTTGAGATCAGCAAGGACGAGCGGTTCGTGGGTAAGACCACAATCCTTGGTGCAGGGTATGGCATGGGTGCCGTGAAGTTCCAAGCCCAACTCAAGACCTTTGGCGTGGAGGTGGACGTTGACGAAGCAAGACGCATCATTGACATTTATCGCCGCACCAACGATTCCGTGGTGAGGCTGTGGCGTCAGGCTCAGAACGCTCTTGTAAACATGTCACGTGGTGACCTCGCACCGCTTGGCCGGGCAGCCGTGCTTGAGGTGGTGCCCAGTGAGTCATCTATCCGCTTGCCCTCGGGTCTGCTGATGCGCTACGACGACTTGAAGTTTGACCAAACCGAGAAGGGTATCGAGTTCCATTACAAGACACGCAAGGGTCGCACCCGTATCTATGGCGGCAAGGTGATTGAGAACGTGTGCCAAGCCATTGCACGTTGCATCATTGCTGAGCAGATGCTAAAGATTGGTAAGCGATACAAGGTTGTGCTGACTGTGCATGACGCGATTGCTGTGTGCGTACCGGACGCGCAAGTTATACCCGCAACGCAGTACGTTGAGGAGTGCATGCGATGGGTGCCCGAGTGGGCAAAGGGTCTGCCTGTGAACTGTGAGTCAGGCAGTGGTAAATCTTATGGAGACTGCTAATGAGTAACAACACATGGAGTCAGATTGGGGCTGTTGACCCCAACACATACCTTATCAACAACACGTCAACACAAACGCTGAATGCGGTGCAGATTGGAGCGCAGAAACAGAACCATAACATCTTATTCCACGGGCCGAATGGTAAGGAAGTTGGGCGCTTTGACTTCAACGGCGAGGAGATGAAGTTTGACGGGCAAGCGGATGTGTCGGCGCAAGTGTTCATTGAGTGGGCGCGTAAGACGTTTACCGAACGGGTGATGGCCGACAAGCGTGACGTTCTCAAGGAAGTGATGGATGCGCTACTGCACGAGTCAACCGGCGCACTGTATGAGGACGCAGAGAAACTTGCCATCCTGACCTGCCTACAACGGGTACGAGAAATACAGGAGTCGGTTGAACCGATACAAAAAGAAATGTGGAGTAACGCGCAGGTAGCTCAGCAAGCCTTGCAACCCCTTGCACCTTGGAGTAATCAGCCATGACTGAAACAATTGCAACAACAATTATCTTGGGGTTCATAGGCGTGGTGGTTGCTGGCCTTGTGTTGGTAGCACTGATGCGCTTGTGGTTTTGGATGGACGAACAAGAAAGGAATGACAGATGAACAAGCTGATTAGAAGAGAAGACACCGTCAAGCACTTTATTCCCATTGGAAGCATTGAGTTGAAGTTGGTTGTGGCAAAGGCAGAGGGCTACGCCATTCGGGTTGAAGAAACAAGGTATCACCACGTTGTTGATGGGACAGTTGTTACCAGCGTAGATGAGAGCAAGCCAAAATACTATTTCTTCAACGACCGCCCCCTACCTGCGCTTGACCCATACCGCATTGCAATGGATTTTTATTTGAAGGAGAAGGTATGAGCCAAAAGATGGTGGACTTTTACTTTGAAAAAACCCGCGACACTGTAGACCAAGACTGGCCCGAGAGTTTTACCCATGAAGATGTTGCCAAAACTTTGGGCGTGGAACAAGTGAGGTATAGGATTTATTACAGCAAAGATGATCTTACGTTGCGCCTGTTTGTGTTCCGTCCGCACTGTACCCATCACGAAGAGCAGAAAATGTTGGGCTTGGGGTTTGTGATTGCAAAGCCCGATGACGCAGACAACATCCCAGATAAACTTAAAGAGGTGAACGCATGACCCCGCAAAGCTTTGACATTGACACCTGCAAGGAAGTTGTGGGGGATGCACGGATGCGTGTCATCGAAGCCAAGGCCCGACAGGATGCCGACAACGGCGTTGTGGATGCACCAAAAGAAGCAAAAGGAACTTACTGGGATAAAGCGTATTCATACATGGAGTATGTCGTGTACATAACAGCGCACCACAAGAGGCTGGAGCGGATTCAACGGATGAAGGAGAAAGCATGAGATACCGAATCACGTACAGCAACGGCAACTACGCTGACTGGGATTCAATGCAGAAAGAACTTGCATGGGCGTACAAGTGGGGCGTGTTCCTGTATGCCATCCGACTCAATATCGGTGCGTGGAGAGCGGGGCACAAGTCGTTTAAATACTGGCTGTATGTTCTGCGTAGGAAACCAAAGATCACAAAGGAGAAGGCATGAGCCCAAAAATTGAAGCCCTGATAAAAGCAACTGGGTGCGCTGATGTGGGTGAATTGTTTGATCGGTCGATTCGGCTGGGCAAAGTGTTTTACCAATTCAAACAGGAGCATGGCCGCCCCATGAACGCAACTGAAATGAAATACCTTGAAGCAGTGTTACACGCTACACCACCGGAGGACACATGAACGGCAGATTCTTTGACGGTGCAGAGTTGTTCAAGCTGTATGCAGAGCAGGGCTTACCCCTTGAGATGGCGCTTATGCGAATAGACCAAGCAGGTAAGACTGTTAACTGGCCTTTGTTTGTGCAGGAAGCTGTGCGCAATGGATGGAACTTGAAAAAGACCTACACCACGATTGTTGCAGGTGTGCGGGACGCAGAGATTTACACCAAGGCGCAGATGGTGGAGTTTGAAAACATGGCTAAATTATTTTTCATAAGGGAGGCGACATGAAAGACGCAGAGGACGAAACATTTGAGGAACTTGCGATGAAACAAGTTCGAGCAACCGCAAGCGGCAACCGCAAGCGGCAGATTGCACACATGGACGTACACAGCCACCCCGCTGAGTTTGTACACCTGCACCGCAACGACACGCTGGAAGAAGTTGCAGTGGAGTTGGAGGCCAAATTCACCATGCCGTTCGGTCGTGACACTGTGCAGTCGTTCGCAACATTTGTGAGGGGGATGAAGCGATGAAAGCAAAAGAAGAGTTGACAAAGCTGATCATGGAAAGCTACGACAGAGGCGTCAAAGACACAAAGCAAGCGGCGCTTACTGCGCTTGAGAAAATTGTTGCAGTTAACAACACCTGCGAAAAACACTGCGAAGCCACGGCGTTCAAGATCACGATTCGTGGTTTGGAGCACAGGGTTGCAGAGGAGCGTGAGGCGTGTGCAAAGCTGTGTGAAAGCCTATTAATGCAACAGGAAATTGATGTGCGTGACCAATGCGCCGCCGCCATCAGAGCAAGGGGGAACACATGACAGTCAAGATACCCGCATGGTCGTTCTCGTCCATCAAGACGTTTGATCAGTGTCCAAAGAAGTTCTACCACTTGAAGGTCGTCAAAGACTTCCAAGAAGATCAGGGTGCAGAGCACCTGCTGTACGGCACCGCCTTTCACGAGGCGGCTGAGTTCTACATACGTGATGACACCCCCCTACCCCCTCAGTTCTCGTATGCTAAGAGTTCATTGGATAACCTCAAACGGCGTGAGGGCCAGAAGCTATGTGAGTACGAGATGGGGCTGACCGAAGACTTAGAGCCGTGCGGTTTTAAAGACCCGAACGTGTGGTGGCGAGGCATCGCTGACCTGATCATCCTTGAGGACGATGGCACTGCACGGGTGGTTGATTACAAGACCGGAAAGAGTGCCAAGTACGCCGACACCGGACAGCTTGAGTTGATGGCGCTCGCCGTATTCAAGCACTTTCCTGAAGTCAAGCGTGTCAAGGGTGGCCTGTTGTTTGTCATAGCCAAACAGTTCCCCAAGGCAAGCTACGACCGAGCCGTGGACGAGCCCAAGCTGTGGGAGAAGTGGCTACGCGACCATGGTCGTATGAAAAGAGCTTACGAGACCAACGTATGGAACCCCCGTACGTCAGGGCTTTGCAAGAGACACTGTGTTGTTTTATCATGCCAACATAACGGAAGGAACGATTAAATGCCATACACCAAATCCCCCCGACCCTACAAGGCCGAGTACCAAAAGCAGAAGGAACGGGGCGAACACCCCGACCGCATGGAGCGCCAACGTGCGCGGCGAAAAGTTGATGCCAGTTCTCCCGATGAGAACGGCAACGGCAAGGCCGACAAGCGTGAAGGCAAGGACATCGACCACGTAAAGATGTTATCCAAAGGTGGCTCAAACAAGGACGGGCTGCGCATCGTTGCACCAGCCAAGAATCGTGCCCGTAATGGCCACAGCACAAAAGAAAAAGGCGGGAAAAAACCCGCTTGACGCGCACTGCGCGTTCGGTTAGATTAGAAGTTCGACAACGACTGGAGCGAGTGGGACACCCACTTCGCTCCAAGTTTGTTCGTCTGCGCTGGAGAACGAATTGGAAATCATTGACAACAAGGCTCTGTTGTTGACGTTGCGTAACCCGCATCGCGTCACTACAGTTATCCCTAAAAGCAGGGAACTCCCAAACAACCAAGTGCTCGTGCACTGGGGGTTGGATGAGGCGCAAGTCCTCAAGAATCTGCGCGTGAAAAACGTGCCATCCCCCATCATGGGACGCTACGATTGGCCCGGCCAGTACAAGCCGTTTGACCATCAGAAGACAACAGCCGCATTCCTCACGATGAACCGCCGTGCGTTCTGCTTGAACGAGCAGGGCACAGGCAAAACAGGGTCAGTCATTTGGGCGGCAGACTACCTGCTGAAACAGAAACGCATTCGCAGGGTGCTGGTGATTTGCCCTCTGTCAATCATGGATTCAGCGTGGAGAGCCGACCTGTTCAAGTTCGCCATGCACCGATCAGTTGACATAGCGTACGGCTCAAAAGAAAAACGCAAGGCCATCATCAACGGCATTGCCGAGTTTGTGATCATCAACTATGACGGCGTGGAGATTGTTGCCGAGGACATTGCCAAGGGTGGCTTTGATCTGATTGTGATTGACGAGGCCAACGCATACAAGAACGTACAGACCAAGCGATGGAAGGTGCTGAACTCACTGGTCAAGGCTGAGACATGGCTTTGGATGATGACAGGCACCCCCGCCGCTCAGTCCCCGCTCGATGCGTACGGGCTTGCAAAATTAGTCAATCCACAGGGTGTCCCCAAGTTCTACACAACCTTCCGCGACATGGTGATGATCAAGCTAAACAACTTTCGTTGGCTTGCCAAAGAGACCGCCACACAGACCGTGTTTGAGTGTTTACAACCCGCCATCCGATACACCAAGGATGAGTGCCTTGACTTGCCTGAGATGACGTACGTTAAGCGCCGAGTCGAGTTGACAAAGCAACAGGAACGCTACTACGGCATGCTCAAGAGTCGCATGGTGGTGCAGGCCGCAGGGGAAGAGATTACGTCAGTTAACGCTGCCGTGAACATGAGCAAACTCCTGCAAATATCTTGTGGTGCGGTGTACTCCGATTCAGGCGAGACCTTGGAGTTCGACATCAAGAACCGCTACAACGTGCTGACCGAGGTGATTGACGAGTCCAGTCAGAAAGTGCTCGTGTTCGTGCCGTTCAAGCATGTGATTAGCATCCTGACCGACAAACTCAATGCTGACGGATACACGACCGAGGTGATCAGTGGGGACGTGCCCGTGCACAAGCGCACCGACATCTTTAATCGCTTCCAGACCGAGCCCGAGGGCACCAAGGTGCTTGTCATCCAACCCCAAGCCGCCGCCCACGGCGTGACCCTCACAGCGGCCAATACCGTGGTGTGGTGGGGGCCGACATCCTCCCTTGAGACCTACGCCCAAGCCAACGCCCGAGTCCACCGTTCGGGTCAGCGTCACCCCTCCACAGTGGTACAACTGGTAGGTTCAGGTGTAGAAAGACACGTTTACAACTTATTGGATAATAAAATCGACGTTCACTCAAAAATAGTTGATCTTTACAAAGAAATACTTGAATAAGTGGCAAAACGCCACTATAATAAGAACCCCAACAACAACTGGAGAACGAAGTGACAGACGAAGCAACCCCCGCAACCCCTGCCGTAGCCCCCGAGAAGCTGGTCAAGGTGTACCTCAAGATGAAGGCCAAGCACGATGAGATGCGTGTCGCCTACGAGACTGAGGAGAAGCAACTTAAAGCGCAGATGGACAAAGTGAAGTCCGCCCTTTTGGAGTTCTGTAAAGAGCAAAACGTAGACAGCGTACGTACAGGCGAAGGCTTGTTTTACCGCACCACCAAGGTGGACTATTGGACAAACGACTGGGAGTCCATGCACAAGTTCATCATTGAACACAATGCGCCGCAGTTACTGCACCAGCGCCTTCACCAAACGAACCTCAAAGAGTTCCTTGAGGCCAACCCTGACACGCTACCACCGGGACTCAATGTGGATAGCGAATACACCATAACCGTACGGAGAAAATGATGAGTGAACCTTTTGTGCCAATCGAAGACTTGGCCAAACAGTTTACGGTTTCGGTATCGACTGTTCGTGCATGGGTACGACAGGGCTACATCCCCAAAGACACGTATCTAAAGATCGGTAACACATACCGCTTTAACGTACCTGCGGTGGTGAAAGCCCTGTCAAGCGTACCCAAGGACGAACCGGAAGCACCAAAAGCCGTAGACCCCAAACTGCCTGTTCAACTTGAATTGGCATTCAATAACCCTGACGAAGATATTTAACTGGAGAAACGAAGATGAGTAACGAAATGACCCTGTTTGGAAAACCCAACAACGCCGCCCTTGCTTTGCTGAGTGGTGTGGAGGACAGCCTGACAAGTACCCTTGCGGGTGGTGGCAGTGGCAACAAACGCATCAGCATTGAAGGCGGTGCATTCCGCGAATACGTTGGCGGTAAAGAAGTTCGTGTGAGCGAGGAACGCTCCATGAAAGTCATCCTGATCAACGCCGCACCTGTGTCGCGTATGTTTTTTGAGGGCACCTACGTCAAGGGTGCAAAGACCAAGCCCACATGCTGGTCGAGCGACACACAAAGCCCCGATACCGCTGTGCCCGAAGATCAGCGACAGGCAAAATTTTGCAAAGACTGCAAACAACACATCAAGGGTTCCGGTCAAGGCGACACCCGCGCATGCCGTTTTCAACAACGTATTGCCGTGGCACTTGATGGCGAGTTGCACAAAGAAGCCGTGTACCAAGTCACACTGCCATCAACATCTGTGTTTGGCGATGCCGAGGGTAAGAAGATGCCATTGCAAGCCTATGGCCGTCACCTCAAGGCATACAACACTCCCGCGATTTCTATCGTGACCGAGATGCGTTTCGACATCGACAGCGCCACTCCCAAGTTGGTGTTCAGCCCTGTCCGTGCGCTTGAGGAAGAAGAACTCGCAACCGCAGTGAAGTTGCAAAATCATCCCGACACCATCAAGGCAATCACCTTGAACGTATCTCAGATGGACGGCGTGATTCCTGCACCAAAGGGTACGTTGCCAATGGGTGAGTTGGCCAAGCAAGAAGATGGCCCTGCCTACGAGAAGATCGTTGCCAAGACTGCACCGAAAGCCGCAAAGGTTGAAGCTGAAGAAGTGGCTGAGCCGATCAAGGTTACCAAGAAGTCTGCACCTGCCGCTGAGTCGAAGTCTGAGTTGAGCGACATCGTTGGAGATTGGGACGACTGATTTGTTTTAGGGTGGGGTCGCCCCCCACCCTTTCTTTTCGGTTATCTCATTCACTCTAACAACTGGCGGCTATGGAAACAAAAAAATTTCTGGAGTCGGTGCTGGGGGACGAAGGGTACTACTGCATATTTGCTTATCGGCTATCCGATGAACGCAAGGTGCAAAAGTTCTATGACAACCTTGATGCCGCAATCCATGCTGCTCACAATTTAGATGCTGAAGGGTATGACGCTTATTTTGCGTTGGGCACCTTTGACCAAGCTGGGTCGCGTAAGGCACCCAACGTAAAACAACTTAGATCATTCTTTCTTGACCTTGACTGTGGGCCAACAAAAGACTACGCGACACAGAGCGAAGCTCTTGCCGCATTACGCACGTTCTGTAAAGAACTCAAGCTACCGCGCCCGACCCTTGTAAATTCAGGACGTGGTATCCACGTGTATTGGCCGCTGACTGCTCCGGTTTCAAGGGAAGCATGGGTGCCTGTTGCCGAGCAATTCAAACGCCTGTGTACAAAGCATGGGATGCGCAATGACCCTGCCGTGCCAGCAGATGCGGCGCGTGTGTTGCGAGTGCCCAATACGCACAACCACAAGCCCGACCCCCCTGCCCCCGTGGTGATAGTGGGTGAAGCAGGTGCGGCAATTGAGTTTGATGTGTTCCGTGACTTGATGGGGGATGACTCATCAATCTTGGTGCCCCCAAAGAAGTACACACCAAGCCAGCAAGATGCCATGATGCAAGCCCTGTCGGGCAGTTTTGTGAGCCGCTTTAAGACTATCCTGATTAAGACCATGAGCGGCACTGGGTGCGAACAACTCAAAGAAGTTGTCAACAATCAGCCAAACATCTCCGAGCCTTTGTGGAGAGCAGGGTTGTCGATTGCCAAGTTCTGTGTTGACGGTGGTAAAGCAATCCACAAGATTTCTGCCAAGCACCCTGAGTACACACCCGAAGGGACTGAGCAGAAGGTTGACCTGATTAAAGGCCCATACCTGTGCACACGTTTTGATGAGTATCGTGCAGGTGTCTGCCGAGAGTGCAAGCACTGGGGCAAGATTAAGTCACCGATCTCCCTCGGGCGTGAGGTAGAGGAAGCTGACGAGTCCGACAACATTGTCATTCAAAAACCACTGGACGTGACTGCGGCTACGCCAATTCGATACGTCATCCCCAAGTACCCGCACCCGTACTTTAGGGGTAAGAGTGGTGGGGTGTTCAAGCATTCCAAGAACCAAGAGGGCGAAGACAAAGATGTGATGGTCTATTTCAATGATTTATACGTCATACGGCGCGTCAAAGACCCCGAAGCAGGTGAGTCGTTGGTGATGCGCTTGCACTTGCCCAAGGACGGCGTACGTGAATTCACGTTGCCATTAACTGCTGTGGGTACGAAGGATGAGTTTCGCAAACAACTTGCGGCACAGGGTGTGGCAGTCCTGAACGTACAAGAACTGATGGAGTACACGATGAGATGGGTAAACGAGTTACAGTTTAATTCTGAAGCCGACGAAGCATGTCGGCAATTTGGGTGGAAGGATGACTCACACGAGTCGTTCGTTGTCGGCAACATGGAAGTTTTCAAAGACCGTGTTGAGGTAAGTTCACCATCCGCCGCTACCGTGGGGCTGTTTCCAATCTTCAAAGCCAAAGGCACGTTGGAGAAGTGGAAGCAGACTATGGAGTTTTACAACCAACCGGACATGGAGTTGCACCAATTCATGTTTGGGCTATCGCTGGGCTCTGTCCTGATGGAGTTTCAACCGATCAACGCCGCCGCCTTTCACGCATGGAGCAAGGGCTCCGGTTTGGGCAAAACCACAGCCATGTACGCAGGTGCATCTATTTGGGGTGACCCCGATCTGTTGGTGATGCAAGAGCGTGACACGTTCAACTCAAAGATGAACCGTGCCGAGGTGTACAAGAACATCGTCTGCTACATGGACGAGATGACCAACACCAAGCCGCAAGACTTGTCTGACTGGGCGTATCAACTGCCAAGCGGCCTACAACGCAACCGCATGGGGCCAAAAGGCAACGTGGAGCGCGTACGGGGTAAGCCTTGGAAGACTTTGTTTGGCACCACAGGCAACACATCAATGCTTGAGCGTATCGCACTGTTCAAGGCTCTGCCACAAGCAGAAGCCCAGCGTGTGTTGGAGTACCGAGTCGAACCTGTGAAGTTTGCTACCAAGTCCGAGACCGATGTTTTTAGCACCGACATCAAGGACAACTTTGGGCATGCGGGGGTGCTCTACATCCAATACATCTTGAACAACTTGGATGCGGTCAAAGAACTTGCCATGACGGTGCAACGCAAACTTGATGCGGCGTCGAGCCTGTCTGCTGAGAATCGCTACTGGTCTGCCTTGGCTTCACGCACCATCGCAGGTTTGATGTTGGCCAAGAAAGCTGGCTTAATTACTTGGCAGATTGCGCCGATTGTGCAGTGGATTGTCAAAGTGATGGCCGAGGCCAAAGCCATGGTGGGCGAGATGAACGTTAATGTAGAGGCTCAACTGACCGACTACATGGCGGAGAACTACAACAACATGCTCCGTATCAAGTCAACGGATGACGCACGTAATACCGCCGGGGTGCTTGACAAGATCATTGTGCCTGACGGCTCCCCCCGTGGGCAGTTTGTTGCGCGGTATGAGTACGATGTGAAGAAGCTGTACCTGCTGATCAAGCCGCTGAAGTCATGGTGCGGCAAGCAACAGATCAACTACGCTGGGTTTGTTGACGGCTTGAAAACGGGAAGCACCAAGGCAATCAAAGCCAAGGTTCGACTCGGTAAGGGCACCCACATCAACATGCCCCCTACCGATGTTTTGGTTCTGGACTGCACAGGGTTTATGGACGATGAAACTGAGCAAGCTCTGGCAACAACCGCCGCGCTGTTCGAGAAACAGAGTCAGGATTGACGACCTTGCACCCGATGGGGTGCGTATCGTTGTTCGCTGGGACAAGTTCCCAGCGGGTGCCTCTGTGTTCATCCCTTGCGTGAATACGCTGGAGCTTGTACGTCAGATTCATCAGATAACAAGTCAGTGGGAGTGGGTTGTTCACTATCGTCCCGGCATTGAAGATGGGCGCTGGGGGGTTCGCATTTGGAGACGCTTGTGATAGTATTACCGCGACAGCTTGCCTGTCACTTCGTTCTCCTTTGAAAGAGTTTAACCCCCGCCGTAAAAAGCGGGGGTTTTTTTATCAGTCCAACAGCCCGTTGTCGTACTCGGACGCATTCTCTAACAACTCAGGACGGAGCTTCTTGTTTAGAGTCACACCGTGATACATCTCTTGCGATGTTTTCATGTGTTGAGCCATCGAGTTCTGGATAGTCTCGGGCGTAATTGCCGCAGTGGGATGCGCTCTGTTGAACTTCATGATGTCCTCAATTGCATCACTCATGCCATCGGAGTCGCCGTTTCGTGCGGCAATGTAGTAATCGCGCAACATCTTGGTACGTTCCTTGGTGGCACGACGCTCAATGTTTTTGAGGGACGCATTGATCTCCAACTGGCGGGTGTACTCGGCAGGTGCAAACCCAAACGCTTGTGCAAATGCGTTGGCCGTGCTTATTTCCCCAACTATTGGGTCACCGCGCAGGGTGTTGGCACCCTCGGTTGCGAAGCGAATACCCTTAAACCCGTTGGCAATACCTGCGGGGAGCATGCGCTCCAGACCACGTTCAGTCTCACCCTCACTGATCAGCTTGGCACCTTGTTGTAGTCGGTCGGCTACGCCGTAGACTGGGCCACCCATGAGTTGCAAGAACGCCAGCACAGCGTTGTCTTGCTCACGGTATCCGGTGCTGTTGATCAGCAGGTCAGACAGGCCGATACGGTTGGCGATGGCCGTACCAGTCAGGTAGTTGACCGCGCCATTGAACAGACCCTCGCCAAGATACTTACGTACGGCGGTCTCAGCGTCATCCTCATCATCACCCTTGAACAAGTTGTAGACAGCGGCCAAGATGCCAAACATGGGCAGACCCTGCACCCCAGCCATCATGCCAGCGGAGGCGTAGATACCAAGAATTTGGCGCATAGCGGCATCGCGGACTTTCTTGTCCTCGGACTTCATGGCTTCACGGGCCGTCTTGAACATCATGTAGTACATGGAAACACCGTACCGCTTGTACATAAACATGATCTTGCCAATTGAATTCTTGGCCAGCAAAGGTGCGCTACCTGCGGACGCGCCGCCGTTCATCAGTTCAGTGGTTTGGATTGCGCGTTTGGCCGCTTCGGTGCGTGATGCACTGTCAATCTTCTCACCCTCCTTGGCCATCCGGTCAAGCTCAAGTTCGTAGGATGCGATCAGGGAAACTTGGCGGTTCATGCGCTCGCCATGGTGGAAGATGAAGCCAGACCATGCGTTCACACGGTTCAAAGGCGTGGACTTCTCGTCCATGTCCAAGATGTCATGCGTCATCGAGCGGCTGAGCAAACCGTAGTCCTCGGCGATCTGCGACAACTCCTTGAGGCGCTTGACGTTCTCTGGCACCCCTTTGGCGTCAAAGTCGTAGTTGTCCAGCGAGAAGCCAGCCCTGACCTCAATCTTGGATTTGCCGTCAGCGGTGGGCACCGTCATCTCGGCGTTGCGCTTGAGGCCGCTACCAAAGAACAGACGGGTGGCCGAGCCAATGGCTTTCATAGTTTCGGGATAGCCGTACTTACCACCAAGGTAAGGCATCATCACCAGTGGCACCTGTGACATGTTTACCAGTGCAGAGGATACGTTGAACCCCAGCGTCCAGTTAAACGCAGTGGAGGTCATAATTTTTGACCATGGGGAAATGTTGGGGCTGACCAGCGTTTGGATGTGGCTGTTCAACTCATCGGCCAGACCACGGGCCGCCTCGGTGTTATTTGTTGTCTTAACGTGTTCGTTGATCTCATCACGCAGTTGGTACATTTTGCCGCTGTACTCAAGGTTGGCCAGTTGGTGCGACATACCCATGGAGCGTGTGAAGAACGCAGAGGTTGCATCGAAGCTAAAGCCGGGTGTGTTTTTACGCTTGCGGAACGCTTGAGCAAACGATGACTCAGGTAGCGTTGACAAGAACGTACGCATGATCTCATCGGTGACTTCTGGATCAACTTTGTTGGCTTCAAGCGTACGCAAGATAGAGTTCACAAAGGATGTTGGAGGTGCATCCTTGTACGTTTTATTGGAACTGCCAGTAAAGCGCGTAATGTTTTTTGCGCCCCCTTCTTTTTCCAACTCTTTGATGGCACGCTCCCGCTCAACCGAAGTCTCGTAGTGTTCAACAAAATGCTCTACGTTGCCATCGCGCCCTTTGCCGTCGTATGCCAAGCGATAGTCACCATTACGTGTCAGGGGGAAGTACGGCTCAATCTTGCCCTTGGTGGCAAGGCGTTGGTAGATTTCAGTCTTGAGCTTTTTGGCATCTTCCTTGTCTTTCACAGAGGAGTCGATGCGGTTAAACATCAGATCAAGCAGGTCTTCGTAGGTCTTGGCGTACGTGTCGCGCATCTGTTTATAGACGCTCTGGCCCTCATCTTTGAGCGCGGCCCACTGAGGTTGCAACTCATCCCACACCTGTTGTTTATCTTTACCGCTCTCGGACTGCTTGCCCTTGTAGTCGGCGCGGGGCTTGGACGGGTCAACCTGCTCCAGCGTGCTGGTGGCAATGACATCGTTCAGGATGGCTTCTTTCTCAGGGTTGCCTTTGAGCCAGTTCTGGATGCGCTTCATGGTGGCTTCGGTAGCGCGTTTGCGCTTGTCAATTGAACCGTTCCACAGCTTCTCCAACTCGTCAAGGCGCGGAGCCATTGGAATGTCTTTCTTGGCAACCTCAACCAGTGCATTGAGCGGTAGGCTACGGCGCACCAACTTCTGGACAGCGGAAGGCACACCCTCGCGGAACAACTCATAGATGCCGCCAACGATCTTGTTATCCAGCGCAGGCATTGACAGGATTCGGTCGTCCAGAGTCTTGAAGACTGCGGAGCTTTTACCCAACAACGATGCCGAGAACAACGAGCCTGCCTCACGAGATTCAGGTGCAGGCGACAAGATGGTGTTGATCAACGAATCAGAGGCGTCGAGTGCGGAGCCCATACCCTTGGTTTCTTTACCCATGATTGACCGCACAAAGTTGCGGATGGCGTGCATGAAGCGTTGCCATGCAGTGATTGCCTCACCCTTGGGATTGATTGCCGCCAACTGTTGCTGGAACTCGGGGTTGCTGAATGCCTCGGCAACGAACTCATCCAAAGACTGTGCGCCGTACGCTGTGTCCAGCGAATCTTTGACGTTGTTGTAAAGCTCTGTAAGTTGTTTAGTTACAGGGTGTGACTTGTTGCCTATGACATGTGATGTAGCGGCATGTACCGCTTCATGTAATAGCACGTGAAGGTTTAAACCTTCTTTCTCGTCCAGCTTGATGGTGTCTGTCTTGGGGTCGTATAGGCCGGGGACTGGGACATCTTCGGCGTTGAGAAGCATGGGTTCCAGATCGACTTTGGTTTTGCCAATTGCGCCAGCCAATTTTTTGGCAACTTCGGATGCACGGCCAAGGTTTTGTGAACCCAACATGGTCAGGGCTCCACGCAGATCACCAGCTTTTACCATCTTGCGGATAGCAGGGTGCAACGGAAGCGCCAGCACCACCGCATCGCGGGATAGTTCCAGTTCGTCGCCGTCCATTTGTTCCTTGATGGCAAAAGACAATTTTTGCTGGGTGTTGAACTGATTAACACCTCGGCGCACCTCTGCTTCGGAATTACCAAAGTAGTCCAGCATCTTTCTGGCCAGTGCCTTTTTGTCAGCCGCCGACAAGGATTCATAGAATGCTCTGGCGTACTCACCGCCGCTCAGCGGAACAATCGAGGTCGTGCCTGTACGCCCAAAAGCGATGTCGTCAACAGGGATGCCGGTGCGCAACTGTGTGGTGATGTCGTTGAGCTTGTCAACGCGCTTTAGCAACTTGTGCTTTTCAAACATGGCCACGTACATGTCATAGGCCAGATAGTCAAGCGCGTCAGACCGGCTCTCAACTTCCATCACTTGTCCGTATGCACCGAATGCGGTAGATGGCTTAGCCTTGTCCTTCTTAGCTTTAGTTTCGGGTTTACCCTTAGCTTCAACCTTTTTTGGCTCAGCTTTGGCCTCGGCCTTTGGTTCGGCTTTCTTCAGTGCACTGGGCTCCACGCCCGCTCGACTTCCAGCGTTATCAGCAGGTTTCCCACGATCTCCCAATCCAGTGGGCTTAGATGTTTCAGTTCGCTTGGTATTAGCAGGGGCTCCAGTGCGCTCGTCCTTTGCACCGCCCTCTTTGCGATCTTCAGCGCGAGTTCCAGTTCCTCCAGCGACATCTCCTGCGTCCTTATCACGTCCTCGCTTAGCGGGTTTTGTGGCTGCGAGTTTTGTTGTGGGTTCATCTTTCTTACTTTCCTTGGTAGCCTTGGTTGGCTTCGCGGGTACAAACATGTCACCTTGTTTGGCAAGACCACCAAACGCTTGCATTGCTAAGTTTTCAACCGCATCTTTAGTACCTGTGGATAAGTTAGGATTTTCCCTAATACGGCCAAAGATGTTTGCAACGACGGGTTGCTGGGCCGTGTCGGCCATGTCCATATTGAGCAACTGCTTGTAGAACCCAGACTGTTTGGGTAGGCCAGCTTTGGCCAACACTTCCGGTGACAGCACAGTAGCAAACGGTTTTTCTTCCTGAGATGCAATCTCCTCCTCGGAGAAGGCTTGGGGTGCGGCACCCTTTGGTTTACCCATGCCGGGGAAACCCATCTGTTCAGGTTCACGCTGTGACTTCTTCTCAGGTATGAGCGACTCGATGGATCGCAGTTCTTTCTTTTGCTCCTCGGGCTCTTGCACGACAGGCTCAGCTTCAACCACAGGTGCTTCTGCCAAACGGATGTCATAGGCACGGTTGATGAGGTTGCGCTCACGCTCGGTAAGGTTGGTGTTGGTGATGCCTTCACGCTTGAGTTCCAAAACAAATGCTTTGGGGATGTTTTTGACATCAGACTCAACAATTGGCAACAGCAACTGGAGGCGTGTGTCCTGAGATGTTTTTTCTTGCTTGCGTTCCATAGTGCCGGTCAATTCGGCAAGTTCGGATTCAAACTTCAGGCGCTCTTTCTCAGCGATTGCGCGGGCTTCTTCCCGAGTTCCACGAACCTTGGCTTCTTCGTCAGCCTTCTGCAACTGCTCAAGTTGTTGGCTTTCCAACTCGTCGATCATGTCGCGGGTTTGAGTATCTTTCCTACCCGGTCTTGTCTTTCGAGACTCTATTTCGTTCTTTACAAGTTGCCAGTCTTTATCTCGTAGATTGGTGTTGTAAATTTGTGCTTGCAGTTGCTCATCAGTCATTTCTACGACTTGCTGAGCACTGAGTGTTTTGGGGTAGGTTGTAGGTTGTTTAGCTTCTGTGCCTTCTTCCGTTGTTTTAGGAGCGACACGGCCACGTCCGGGCACCTCTACGGTTCCGTCAGCACGCTCAACTCCCGGCAGGTCAAGTTGGCCCTTTTTAGGTTCTTGCCCAAAAGTCTCTGCAAGTGCGGCTTCTTTGCCACGGCGTGCAAGGTTGCGGTCAAACGACGACAAGCCAGCCAGCGGGTCGGAGGTGCGTAGGTCTTCTTCGCGTTGCCGTGCAGTGCCTTGTTTGGACTTGAGGTAGTCGTCGTATTCGGCTTTGGTTGTGATGACAGAGCCGTCAGGCAACGCCACAGGGGTAAACGGCTCGGCGGTGTAGCCCAGCAATTGTTGCTCGGGTGCCTTGGTCTCAGGTGCAGGTGCTTCTTTATCCAGCCCCAACGATGCGCGACGAGCCTTGCGGCCAATGGTCATGTCAATGATCAAGCTGGCCAATGCACCGACTCCAGCGCCATAGGCACCTTCTTCGCCAGAGCCGACAAGGATTTCCTGCTGGGGGTCGTACACGCCCTTCGCAATCAAGTTCTGGGCAACCTTTTGTGCGGCTTCAGTTACGCCCTCAACGCCGCCACGGGCGGCGGCGGTAACCATGAGGCTCTTGAACGGTTTGATCTGGGGTGCCAGTAAGTCGAGCAAACCAGTAGGCGCACCAAGCTGGGTAGCCAGACGCCGTTCTTCACCTGTGGCACCTTTGGCTTCGGCAGACTCACGTGCTTCGCCAGCGCCAGCGGCAACACCAAGACCACCAGCGGCAACACGGCCAGCCAGTCCAAGGGGGCCAGCGGCAAAGAACGGTAGGGTAGAGCCCAAGCCTTCACCCAGCTTGCGACCAACAGAGTCTTCATAGCCAGCACCAGCCTCAAATGGCTTCTTGGCAAGACCAGCAAGCTCTTTGATTTTTTCGCGTGCAGCCTTTTCCGTGTCATCGGGCAGCAGTGCGCTGATACCAGTACCTGCGGACTCAAGCAGGTTGATTGCACCGGGAACCAACCCCTTGCCAAACTCTTTAATGTTTCCACCGACAGTAGGTTTTGGCTTGAGCAATTCCTCACGTTCAGCGCGTAGCTTTTGTAGACGTGATTCAATATCGTCCTCTTGGGGGGCCGACTGCATGGATTGTGCAATCCGTGCTAACCGTTGGGCGGCTTGAGTATCACCCGCCGCATCCGCATTTCGCAGTGCGGTCAGCACATTCTGCAAGTCCATGTCACTTACCTTTCGCGTATTTGTCCACCAAGGCTTTGTCGCTTGCGGATAAGTTACTACCTGTCACGCCAAGTTTCTGGCGTGCCGATTCAAGCACGGGCTCCAGTTCCTTGCGAATCTTGGCTTTCTTCTGCTCAAGTTCCAGTTTAGCGATATCCAGACGATTCTTGTCTTCGGGTTTCAACTTAGCAGGGTCTTGCATCATCAACATACCCAACGGGCCTGACGCAAAATCTTTTTCCAGATTGCGTTCCAACTGCTCCACTTTATTAAGAGTGGTTGCGTAGATGGTTCGTGCCTTATCAAACGACAAGTTTTCACTTGCAATCCGATTGGACTCCGCTGTGGCTTGCACTTTGAGTTTGTCAATTTCGCGGTCGAGCGCCTTGTCCCGTGAAGTCACGTTGGTGCTGTACAAAGAGTCGCGGGATCTAACATCCTCACCGTACAAGCCACGGCCAGAATCCAGACCCTGACGTTGGCTTATGCTGGATTGCTCGTAGGCTTTTTGGCCACCCTCAATGCCACCTTTGACGTTTGCGCGGTCAATACCGATGAGGCCGGTGCGAGCGTTCTGCACATCCCCAAACTCTTTGAGCTTGGCGGCGCGTTGCTTCTCGTCGTAGTTCATGCCAGCCGTGGCTGCGCCAGCAAACTCACCATAACGGCGGCCACCCGCACCAATCAGGGCGCGTTTGAGACCTTCTTGGCGCTGACGCTCAGGGTCGTACTGCTCGTTGTACATCTTCTGAAGACCGCCAATACCTTCCTCGTACACCTTGCGTTGCTCAGGCGTGAGGGCCATACGGTTTTCAATACGCTTTTCTTCTTCAAGCTGACGGGCAGCAGGGTCAATCTCTGCATTTTTAAGCGCAGCGGCTTCCAGCTTTCGACCAAAATCATTGGCAGGGCCAACGGTACCAAGTGGAACCTGTGGGGGAGCACCAGCAGCACCAGCAGCACCAGCAGCACCGGGCAGGCCGGGCAGGCCGGGGGGTTTTGGAGCGGGAGGGGCACCGGGGGCGGGAGGGGGTCTTGGAGCGGGAGGGGCGGCGGGAGGCGGCACGGCGGCTTGGGGGCCAGCGGCGGCGGTTGCTTGTGCTTCAGATACCGAAGTGGGGCGAGCAGGAGGTGGAGGTTGGCCAGCCGCTTGTTCTTCACGGCGAACTTTGTCCATCATAGGAGTCATACTGGTGCGGTCGCCACCAAAAACTGCTTCGGGCAATTTGGGTATTGCATCTAAGCCCAACGCACGGCCTACACGGGAATCAGCCACACCACGGACAACAGATTCCGCTGCGCCCAACACCCCGCGAGGAAGTAATGTGGCAACGTCATAACCAGCAGCGGCCAGTTTTTTGATGGTCATCATCATGGCGTTACGGTCGCCCGTACGCTGTGCTTCTTGGAGTTCAGCTTGTGCGTCTGCATCCAGAGGTTTTTTACCCACTGACGAGCCTTCAGGGCCAGCGTAACCCACGATACCCCCAGCGGCCATAGCCTTGGGTTGTGCAGCCATAGCAGCACCGGGAGCACCGGCAATACCGCCCATCATCTTCTGCATTGCGGCTTGCTGATCGCCAGCTTGTTTCTGTGCCGTGTCACCGCGCTGTTGAGCAAGCTCGTTCTTGGTCAACGCATCAACCTCTTGCTCGCGTTGCTGTGCCACCGTCATGTTGGCTTGACCACCTTCAGCACTTTGCTGTGCCATCTGCAACTGCATTTGACGTGCGGCGGCGTCTTTTTCTGATTTGATCTTTTGGAGCGCCAGCAGATCAAGTAAGTCTTGCGTCATTGCATAGCGTTGTTCCAACGGCTTAGTGTTGCCTTTGTATGCGTCAACACGGTCGTCCACACTTCCCAGCCCAGCCATGGGGCTGGCTTTTCCGGGGGTAGGCATCTGGGGTGCCTGCGGACGCTGTTGCATGAGTCCCGCAAGCCCTTGAGGTGTAGCGTTTGGCATCTGCATGTTTTTTCCTTATGGCTTGGCAGGCGGAGTCGTAGTCGTAGTCGTAGTTGTGGCTGGCGTAGTCGTAGCTGGCGCAGCAGGAGCCGTACCAAAGATACGGTCGTACAAGTCCATGAGGCCACCGCCCTGACTGAGAATCTGCGACAGTGCACTGGGTTGTGAGTATGAGTAAGTTTGCGCAGCAAGGGGCAAACCTTGCAACAAGGACTGCTGATACTGCACTTGCTTGTACGGAAACTCGCGCTGGGTTTCAAATTCTTTGACGTCGGCAGTGATGCCTTGCTGTTCAATGTCGCGTTGAACTTGACCAGCCTCGCCCTGTTTCTGAAGTGCGGCCAGACCGTAGGTGTTGGCGGCGTCTTGCGCCGTTTGGCCACGGCCTTGTTCAATGTTAAATTGGTTTGCTGCCTTGTCGTAGGCATCTGAGTAACCTTTGCCGGTAATGCCAGCAAGGTTTTGCAACATGTTGCGCTGGTTTTCAGACTCCATCAAAGCACCGCGACCGCCACCAAATGCACCAGCCTTGGTTGCAGAGGTGCGGTTGGCCAAGTTTTGAATCTGTGCTTGGCGTTTGGCTTCCTCAATCTGCGGATTGAGCGCCGAAGTCAAGTAGGGGTTCATGTAGTTCTGGGCCTGCTCCGCACTGAATTGCTGAGGGGTAAATGCACCCATCTTGTCAGTTGGAATAGTCAGGCCAGCAATACCTTGAAACGCTGTCTTTTGGAGATCAGACTCCCCCGCAGTCAGGGGGCCGCCATAGGCTTGGTAGTCTTGGTTGGCCAGTGCTTGGCCACGCCCAAGCATGTCCGTGACATACGGCCCCGCCCAGTTAGAGAGGGACGATTCAGTACCCGTTTGCTGCCCAACGCCGGTGTCAGCGCCGGTGCCCGTAGTTCCTGAAGATGCTGGTGTTGTCATGTCCTACCTCACGTGGGTAAAAATTTATTAGGGTTGACCTGCTTACCTTGCTTGGTCGTGCCGGTGCGTGCTTGACGGATTCGATCCATCATCTCATACAGACGTTTTGCGCCAGCATCAGAATTTCCGTTGCCAAGGTGGCTAACCACATCTGCGGGTACAACAAACTCACCATGACTTAATTTAGCTTCCTGTTTTCCACCAATCCGTGCTGGAATTTTATCAGCCATACCATCCGTTGCGCCACCTAAATATCGGCCTTTGGCCATTTCAGCAATACCGCCAGATGCGTATTTCGGCACAGGCAGCTTTTCTATGACAGACGATGCGGGTTTAACCTCAGTCTTCTCAACTTCTTTCTTCTCTGCACCGGCTTGCAAGACATTGCGCTCTTGACGGGCGGGGTTGGCCTTGTTGATAGCTTCCAGACCAGCGGCCTCTTCTTTGGCGGCGGTGCGAGCGGCGGCAGCGCCCTCGGGTGCAACAAACTTGGTACTTGAAAAGTATTTCTGGGCTGTACTTCCGGGGCGGCGGTCAGGGTCATAGGTGTTAGCCACCTGCTCACGCACCGCTTCGTACTTGGGAATGCCGCCTTGGTAGCCCGTCTTCTCAGGAGCCTTCTGGCTTTGGTACAAACCGTACAGCCCACCTGCGGCACCGGCCACATTACGCCAGTTGACATTCCCAGTTTTGGGGTCAGTGAACGCGCTTTTGAGGGAATTGAACGCCGAAGTACCCAGTCTGGCCATCATGGAACCAATGTCTACGCCACCCGTGTACGAGGTATCCGTTGAGGGGGTTGAGCCAATGATGTTGCCGTCCTTGTCCATGATCAGCGTACTGCCGTCATCGAACGTCTGCACGTTGGTGTAGTCACCTACGTTGCCGGTGCCAGAGGTGTTGTCAAGCGGGGCTTGTATGCCGCCAGAGGAGTCTTCGACCCACTCACCCGTTGCTTCGTTGTAATAACCTGACATGGCTAACCTTTCAGTATCTTGAGCAATTCGTCGTTTACATCTTTAGAACTGTCCACCATGCCACCTTTTGCAAAGGGGGATACAAACATATTAGCCTGTGATGGGTTAGCAAAGATGCTATTGAAGTCGTAAACATATCCAATCTTAGCCGGATCAGCAGCTTTTACGGTAACTTGTTGTCCTTTGGTGTCTTCTGCCTGCCCCAGCATGTTCATCAGGTTGTTGAGGTTACCCATGCGCTGGGTCTTGGTCGCAGCCGCCGCTTGCGCTTGGCGGGTCTTTTCTGCCTCATCAGCTTGCGCTTTGCGGGTGGCCACAGCTTCGTCTGCCACAGTTTTAAACACGCCGGTAGGTGCCCACTTGCTGTCAGGTGCAGGTTCGTATTTGAACGGGTCGTTAGTGTCTGGTTTGTAATCAGGTTGCTGAGACTTGAGATAAGTCTCAATTGCAGTCTTGTCTTTCTGATCAATTACCTTATCGCCGTTGTAGTCGTACTGTGGGTCGTAGGCACCGGTTGTTTCCAACAGCTTGATCATTGCGTCCAGATCGGACTGCGTGGCTTGTTGTTGCCCACGGCCCAGAGTCTTGGCCATGTCCGCCTGCGCCATCTCAAGCGCCTTATCACGGGCAATACCTGCCTTCTCGTACTCAGCGGCCTTGTCCAGCACCGCTTGTTTGGCGGTGTTGATGTCTGTCTTTAAGTCAGTTTTGGCGGTGCTAATGTCTGTCTTGAGTTCAGTCTTGGTGGCGGCTAATTCAGTCTTGAGGTTGGCCTCGGTCTTACCAATCTGCGTAAGGATGTCAGTACGTGTGGTGCCAAGATCAGCAGCTACATCGTCGATTGCCTTGCCCAGTGCCTCATCCCGACCAATACCGGCTTTCTCATACGCAGCCGCCCGAGCCAAGATATTGCTCTCAGCATCGTCAATCTTGGTGGACAGGGTGTCCTTGACACCTGAGATTTCTTCGCTTAATTTTGTTTCGGTCAGGCCCAGTGCTTTGAGCACGGCGGCTTCTGAGTCAGCAATCTTGGCACCAAGGTTTGTTTCAACCGCACCAACGTCTGCCTTCAAGTTTGCTTCGGTCGTGCCAATCTGCTTGAGCAGAGCTTCCTTAGTAGTGCCAAGATTTTTTGCAACGTCTTCAATAGCTTTGGATAACGCCTCGTCGCGCCCAACACCAGCTTTTTCGTACTCGGCCATCTTGGTATAGATGTTGGCTTCAACATCACCGAGCTTTGTACTTAACGCGCCAACATCCTTACTCAAAGCATCAATTGTTTTGGTCAGGTTAGTTTCGGTAGTACCAATGCGTTTAAGGATGTCTTCTTTGGTAGTGCCAAGCTCAGTGGCAACATCGCCAATCGCTTTTTGTGTGGCCGCCTCCCGAGTCATGCCTGCTTTTTCGTTGTCGGCAATCTTGTTGAGGATGTTGGTTTCGGTCGTGGTAAGTGCATCGGTTAGCTTACCGGTCTGATCATCCATCTTGTAGCCGAGGTCTTTGATCTGGCTGGCCAAATCTTTTTTGACCAGTGCAATTGCATCCAGTGCTTCCTTACTACCTCCACCAGCAGCCATAGCGTCAAGCTGTGACATGATGGAATTTAATCGAGCCGTTGGTAAGTAGTCGGTTGCTTTGGCTGTAAGTCCAGTCTCCTCGTACTGACCCATCAGTTTCTTGATGTCGTCAGCAGTAGGCTTATCTAATCCCAGTGCAGCATACGCAGCCTTGACTTCACCCTCGTCAACAACACGTGGGTCAGTCCACGTTGCAATATTTTTGGCTTGGTCGGCTTCATTAACCTGCCCAACAAATCGGTTGACATCTACATCGGTAGGGGTGTACCCCTGATCAACCAAGTATTTCTTGGCTTCGTCGAACGTCACCTGACGCGGGTTTACGTAGTCCGCAACAGCTTTTGTCTGTGTGGATTCGGCGGCGCTACCTACAAACTGCTTGATCTCCTCCGCAGAGGGTGTGTACCCTTTGCTGGTAAAGAACGTCTTAGCTTCCTCGTATGTTGTTGCTTTGGGGTCAAACTCGGAACGCGCCGCTGAAGTGGCAGCAGCTTCATCTTTTTGGCCAACCAACTTGGCGGCTTCTTCGTCTGTGAGCGTGTACCCCTCAGCGGCGGCGGCGGCTTTTACTTCAGCAAGGTCAAACACTCTGGGGTCAACATACGCCTCGGCGCGGCTGGCAAGCGTAATGTCGCTGCCTTGGCCTGTCAGTGCTTTGACATCGGCATCAGAATACGTGTAGTCATCCCGCTTGGCCAGCGCCGTAGCAGCCTCACTACTGCTGGTGTAGTTGGCGTTGTCGATGGTGTTCATCAAGTTGGACTTGATGGTGTTATCTGTGATACCAAAGTTGGCCAGTGCAGTAGCAGCGGCGGCAGGGTTATCCTTGTTGGTCTCCAAGATGTCGGCAATTACTGGGTTACCTTGGACAGCGTTGGATATGACATCCCCCGTGCGGCTTGCGCCATACGCACCCCCGGCAATCGGGCCACCGGCAATAACGCCAAACGCAGCCGCTTGTGTGATTTCTTTGGCAACGTCACGAGTCTTGTCGAGCTTGTACAGTTGGCCTTCCAGTGCGGCCTGAGTAACACCCTCTTCACCACCTTCGGACAAACCTTCTTTGATGGTGATCTTGGTGCCGGTCTTGGCAAAGTCACCGAGGGACTGCAACGCATCGCCCAGACCTGTGCCAGACCTGCCCAAAACTGCTTTCTCAAGGGCCGCGCCACCAATACCCATCGACACGGCAGTAGTAGCCGCAGCAACAAACGCTTGGCGCTGTGCAATCTCCATGGCAATCTTGTCTGCTTCCGCTGGAGACTTACCCACTTTGATTGCGGTTTTGTACGCTTCATCGTACGCTCCAGAAGCTGCGCCGCCAGCGGATTCGGCAATGTCTGTGGCAATAGATGCAGTCATACCTGCGGCAGTACCCATCTTGGCGGCAACCGCTTGGCCATACTTCAACGCAAGCGCAGCACCTTTGGCACCCGATGCGGCAACGCCGCCGATGAGGAGTGGCGCAACTTCTTGGATACCTTCAACGCCAACGTATTCGGCCAAGAATTGAAGTGGGGCAGATTTAAACGCGCCATAAATTGCTTGAAGCGTACCGCCAACACCCTTGGCATCGCCAATCATGGACTGCATGTTTTTGATAGCGGCTTGGTACTCCGCAGTATTACTTGCTTTGCCAAGATCATTTAGCGCATTGGAAAACTTACCCAGCGCGGTGTTTTTAGGCGCAGTACCAAACAACACAGAGATACCGTTGACCGATTCAAGGAACCCGCCGCCAGCCTTCAAGACGTTGGCAGTCGTATTGATCAATGTGGAGTTACCCGACTGCTGTGCCCAGCCAACAACCGTCTTGGCGGCGTTAATCATGGCATCACTTACAACATTGTTGACAGCAGCCGCACCTCCCAACTCGGCCATAGCAAGAATCTTCTCTTGCTCAGTAGGCGCTTTGGCATAGACATACACTGTCGGTAGCATGGGCTCATAGTTGCCAGTAGCCGAGTTCCATGTTGATACAGCAGTTTTGGGGTCGGCCTCAATCCATACGGGTCTTCCTTTGGTGTCATAGACCATTGCAGCCTTGCCACTGTCGAAAGATTCAAATGACGCCAGCTTTGTGCCCACAGGGGGAGTAAAGTCAGCGGGTTTGTGCCACTCACCATAAGAATGACCGTTAACCTCAACTTTAAACGTACCGTTTTGCTGGTTACTAACCAACTGGCTAAGCGAGGTTGTATTACCGTTAACAATGTCTTGGATAGACGCAGCTTTCAACGCACCAATATTGTTACCGTAGTTAGCGTCAATGTTGTCCAGAATTTTTGACACCGTGGCGGGATCAGCCGTAGCTACCGTAACGCCCTTTTGCGCCAACGCAGCGTTTACCAGACGAGTGCGTTCTTGCGCAATGATCGGCTGCGCAGCTTTGTCGTTTGTTGGCGCGTTTTGGAATTGACCCGTGGACAAGAAGTGTTCGTATGGATCAACATTAGAAGCTAATCCGTTCAGCTTGCGGTATTGTTCAGCGTCAAACTTTTCGTCCATTGCCTCGACAAACGCACGGTTACTTGTGCGGTATATTGGGTCAAGCACATCGGATAAGGTATCTGTCTTGGTAGCAAACGCTTGGATGGCTTTTTCATAGTCACCACTCTTCACCGCATAATCTTGCTTCAGAGTATCTAACTCTGCGCCATATTTTGTCAGTGCGGGTTGGTACGTGTCGTTGTAATCTTTGTTCAGCGCCGTTACGTAGTTGTTGTACTCTGTTATCGCAGCATTTGCGGCAGCGGCGGTTGCGTCACTCGGGTTGGCGTTATGCGCTGCTACTGCGGCGTTGTATGCTTCGGAAAGTTTGTTTTGTTCCGCAATCCGTGTTTGTACGGTCTGGACAGTGCTGTTGTAGTTTTCTGCTGCAACTTTCTGCGCTGCAATGTTTGTATCTACTTTTGCTGCGGCGGTGTTTGCAGTTTTGTACGCTGTATCCGCCCCAGCAGTGGCCTTCTTGAATGGGTCAGTAGCCATGTCCCCCAGAGCTTTAGAGCCAGCTTTCATCATGGCGGCTTGAACAACATTGGATGCTTTGCCGCCGGTTAACGCAGCAGTAGCCGTACCCATAAGCACGTCGGTCAGGAGAGTGCGCTGAGTGTTGTCGAGCTTCGTACCATCAGGGTCGAACGACTTAATTGCATCAGTAACAATACCCGAGGCAGAGATGATGCTGCCCATGATGGCAGCACTTGGGTTGGGGTTGTTTGTGATCTGTGCAGCAACCGCAGATTGAATGGCCGCCTGCGCGGTTTTTGGTAGGTTGGTAAATTTACCCCCTGTCATCTCATCAACTTTACCCAGCACTGCGCCGGTAGCCGCACCTACACCACCAGAAACAAACGCCTTAACGGGGTCTTGACCAGTAGCAACGGCAACAGCCGCAGCGCCCGCGCCACTACCAAAAATCTGGCCTGCAAGTGCGCTGTCAGTGGCTTTGGCTACTGCGGTAGTGGCTTTACCCCCGACAAAAGAACCAATCTCTTGGGCCACGTACGCTGTGGCGGTGGCCTTGAGGACATCTTCCACATTGCCACCCTTTGCAGCAACGTCAGCACCTTCAATGAGCGGCAACATCCATACTTGCCCCGTGGCAACAGCAGCAACCTGCGCAATGGTTTTAATGGGGTTATCCAGCGCCGCCTGAATGACGTTGCTCACCGTAGCCATCACGGGGTCAATGATTTTGTTGATGACCCAATCTGTTGCTTTTACAACTGGCTTAACAAATACATCTTCAACTGCTTTAATAACAGGGTCGTACAGTTGAATTTTTCCAACGGCGTTTTTTCTAAAAGCATCTGGGTGGCCCGGAATATATCCGGCCATTATTTCAGCACGGCCTCTCATTTTTTACGCCCCTCAATGAGTTCACCGTCTAAAGCAATTCGCACCTGCGTGTCACCTGAGGGGGTTTCTACCATCCACATTTCCATTTCGGTGGTAATAGGTTTCCGTTTAAATGCCATGAACGCCGTAGCAAATGATGCCTGCTTAAACTGGGCAACAAATTTTCTTGTGCCTCCACGATATAAATCGCGGAAATATTCTTCCCCGTTTACGATGAAGTTCTTGGCGGTGTCAATGCTCAATGCGCGGCCAATCGCCAAATCTTTATCTTCATCGAAGTGGGTAATGAACACGGTATTTCCATATTGTTTGACTTCCGTGTTTGGCATTGCGCCTTCTTGAACAATGCTGAGGATGGCAGCATACGCAGGAACATCTTTAGACGGAGTGTTGTACACAGCCTGAGTGATGATCTCAGGTATGGATAACTGATCCTTCTTGCTGTCCACCATTGTTGCCATCAGATTCCACCTTTGTAAGCATACGCCATTTTATGCTGGCATGTTATACCGCGCAAGGCTCAAATAGCGCGGCAGAAAACACGTTGCCCATACCTGCGGCCAGAACTGCAACTACCCCTTCACGGGCAGGTGCATCATAAGACAAGAATACATGGTCTTCCTCGGTGCGGTTGGGAATGCCGGGGATGACCCCCGTCTTGAGGTCGTTGAGCAGCAAGCTGGTCTCCATCAGTCCGCTGGCAGCAAGGGTGTGCCCCACGCGCTGCTTGTAGGAGGTGGCCACAAAGTCGGGGAACTGGGCCAGAATAGCGGCCTTCTCAGCCGTGTTGTTGGTCGGGGTGCCTGTACCATGCGTCTTGATGATTTTGACGGCGCTGGCGTTGATTTTGGCCATGTGCAGGGCACCTTCAATGGCCTTCTGATACCCCTGACCGTCAGGGCGCTGACCCAACGGGTTGGAAAAGTCTTCAGCGGCGGTGTAAGTACCCAGCAGTTTGGCGGCAGGATCGACAGCCGGTTCGGTCTCGAAGATGGCCAGACCTGCACCTTGCCCAATGTTGAACCCTGCGTTTACAGAGTCAAACGCTGACGGTTTGATGATGGCCTCGTCCTTGAACATCAGGCTGGCTTTGGCTTGGCCAAAGAACTCCAACGTCGAATTGTTCACAGCGTCCTCAACACCCAACACAATCATACGGGTAAACCCGAAGTTGGCCATAAGGTTCTGCACCTCCAACAAGACTTTGATGCTGGACGCGCACGCGCTGGCGTCCGTGGATACGTAGTCCATGGGGCCGAACATGGATGCAACGCGCCCAGCGTAGATGTTGGTCAGGGTGACCAGCGGCAGCTTGAGTTTGAAGTGCAAACGCCCAGTGTCTTGCTGATCATGCCTGCCACGGATGCCCGCCCAACCTTGGGAACCTGCGGCCAAGATGAAACCAGTTTTACCAGACGTAGGGTTTTCCCTAACGTAGTTGACCAACTTGGGGTCGATGACTTTGTTGGCCAGCACATGCGCTGGATAGACCAGCCCTGACTTGACGTTGTTGTAGGTTTCAGGGAACCAGTGGATGCGTTGGGGGTAAGGGTGATCGTCAATGACATCGGTGTGGGTTGACCCAGCACCGCGATGGTGTGTGAGGTAAATCATTTGACCCTCGCCAGTTCAGCTTTGACATCTTCTGGTGTGCGCGTTTTGTTTGCGTCCAAAAAGGCTTGCAGGTCAGTAACGGTCACAGCCTGCATTTCTCGCATCACGTCTTCTTCAATACCGTAGATTTCTCCAAGGTACATGGCAAGCATGATGGTGTCGAGGCTGTCCAATCTCAGATCAGGCAACTGATCATCCATGGAGGTAGCGTGGCTATCCCGCGCAGAGACGGGCTTGGCGAGTGTTACCACGCCATTAAAAAGTTCAAGAAAGTTCATGTTCGCACCTTGGTAAAGAGGGACGCATAGTATCTCTCACGGCGCAATCCAGATCAATGTCAAACAGTGCGTTGTTACTACCCGACCTTCCAGTTAGTGCCGTCAGAATACACAGGTACCTTAGTGGCCCCGCCAGCAACCACAGTCGATCCAAAAGCGGGAGCAAGCGCATCAGACACAAAAGCCCGTGCGCTTATGCCAGAAGTTACAGCACTTGGCAGGGTTGCCACCGTGTACACAGTTGTTGGGGGGATGATGCCACCCGCAGTGTCTAACTGCCCCAAAATGCTTTGCAGCCGTACAAAGTACAGCCGAAGGACGCTGTTTAACTGATCTTGGTATGGGCGCTGATACTCCTCGGGCGCTTGCGGCAAAGCAGGCGGCGATATGCGTTGAAGCTCAAACTCGGAGATGACAATCATCGACGGCCATCCGAACGCATGTCAATACGGGGCGAGCCCAACTGCCAGTTCACGCCCAGTCCAGTGGACTCAAACTTGATGGACATCTGGCGACCACGCACCCGAGTAAAAATCTGCCCGGTGAACTCTTCTACCGGCAAGGTGGCAATCCGTGTGACGGTCGCAAAACTATCGTTGGCCACAGAGTGATTAGCGTTTGTCGCTGAGTTGACCGAATACCCAGAGCCAGAATTTTTCAACGGCAGCAGGTACATAGTGGCGCTGGGCGGGGTTGCCGTAGAGCCTTCAAACGTAACGTCGGGCAATACGCGCCACACAAACATAAAGTTGTGACCATCATCCAAGTCAAACTGCGAGGAGATGATAGATGCTGTGATTGGCAATGTGGTGCCTGTGGCGTTGTCGTCCAGCCCTTGCTCGTGGTTCACAAGGTTATTGTAGTACGTAGCAGCCAGCGGGTAGTCACGCAAGCCAGAATCCAGCCATGCAGTGCGAGCCATATTGCCGTAGTACCACACGTTTTCCACGTAGTTGTAGACCACGTATTTATCGATGTCAGTAGAGCCTTCGGAGCAATAGAACCACCAGACTTCGTTGAAACCTTCGTTGGTGCCCGAGCACACCTGCGCGTACTGCGAGGTGTTGATGTCCTCAAACACGTAGCGGCGCAGGTCGCAGTTCAGTGTCTGCGTGCGGCCATCGTATTTGTAGAACTTGTCTTTGCCCATCCAGTAAGCCACGCCCGTGGCGTACGACACGGCGTTTTGCCCGACGATGGAGATGTTTTCACCCATAAGCTGCGCACCCCAGACAATTGGTGCGCCCACGTATTGGAGTGAAT